GTTGGACTTGCGAGCCATGGTGTGGTTCCCCTTCGGGGTTCGTCCGACTCATTCGGTCGGTTGCTGCTCACCACAATCGGCCTCAGTGACGCGTTGTGCCTGCGAGGCGAAGCCGGTGCGCTCGCGGTTCCTTTCGCGCGCAGAACTGCGGGTGAAGGGGCGCGTGTCGCGCGCACTGAGAACACCGCCGACTCGACATCGAGTCAGCACGCCCTTCGCGTCGGGCTTCGCCCCGTGGAAGGGCGTTGGTCGGCTGGCCGGTGCTGACCCGTTCAGCATGGGGATCGTGGCAGTAGGGTGCTACTCACCGTGCCTAGTTCTGTGCGTGGTGAGTGGTGGTGGTGTGTCCGCTAGGTCGAGGAGCAGTGTTGCTTCGATGCACCATGCCTCCCTCGCCACACCACACACAGTGCCTTGGCACCACACACCGTGGCGCGCCGGAGTCGGCGAAAGTCTCGGTGCCACCCCGGTACCCCGGAGGTTTCTGCGGCCCGGTGGCGGCGGCGGACATGCCGGGGACCCCTCTGACCGACCGACCACTCCTGATGGGTCCCATCGACCACAATCGAGGGGTGCTTCTGAAAGTCAGCAGGGCACGAATGAGGGCTAGGGTGACGGGTTGCCAAGCACAAAGGTGACGGGGGTGACGGCATTACCCCAGAGTAGTCAGGCTGTTTCTCGTATAGGGAGTTTCCGACTAACCCGTCATACCCGTCACAACCCGTCACCAGACCCGTCACCAAGGGATCGACTTGACCCGGGTGGTAAGGTGGGAACCAGACACCGAAACGACCGACGGCAGAGCCTCCCACCTGACCGACGCAGCCTATGAGCGAGCGTCCACCCGGGGCACCTACCGTGGTCGTCGAGGCGTCGAAACCCCTGACTCGATGTCGAGTCGGCGGGTAGCGGGTCATGGTCCACGACGGGTCCCGTGGTAGAATGTGGATACACACCGGTCAGATGGACCGGGTGAAGAAGGAGTCCGAATGGGCACTTATCAGGCCGGGTCCGGCAGCGCCGACGCCCCCAAGAACATCGAGTCGGCGGGGTATGACCTCGTCTACGTCCGAACCGAAGCCAAGACCATCGCCGGTGGCAAGTTCACGAAGAACAAGGTCGATGGCGACCCGAAACTCGAACTGACCTTCTACGTCGCGAGCAACGACGACGAGGCGCCCGGCCTCCTGCTCTGGCAGGAAGGCGAGAACGAGGGCAAGCCCATCGAGGTCAACAAGTTGGTCGGCGTCGGGTTCAACACCCAGTCGAAGACGGTCCCTGCGGAGGTCCTCTTCCTGAAGGCCATCCTCACCAAGACCGAGTACGACGCGTTCCTCAACGGTGAGTCCACGCCGGACGACGAGGAGGACGCGCCACGTGGGCTCGTCGGCCGTGTCGTTCAGGGTGAGGTCTTCATCAAGGACTCCGGCTGGCCGGGCATCGGGGCGCTGTTCGCTCCGAAGGGCGGCCAGAAGGGCAAGCCCTACACGGGCTAGGCACATTCCACGGGGCAGTCCGCCGCTGCCCCGATACCCGGTCCTAGGCCGGTACCACTCGCAGCCCTCGTGAACAGGCACGCGTTTGGCCTTCACAGGTCTTTTTTCCCTAGCCGACGAGGGTGTCGGGGAACAAACACACAGGAGCACCATGGATCACGGACCACATCGCATCTGCCGCAGCGGTAGGCACTGCCTCGCCCTGACTGGCATGACCAGCGACGGTCGGTGTCTGGCGTGCCGACGCGAGTCCCACCGCAGGGCGCAGGCGGCGTACTACGGAACGGCCAAGGGTCAGACGACCCACATCAAGCAAGACGCCAAGGAGCGAGCATGACACCCAAGGACGACATCGAACTGCGCAAGCGCGCCCTCTTCAAGGCCGCCCGCAGCGCGGTCCGGCTCCGTCACTCGCTCGAAGCGGACGCCGAGTTGAACGAGTTGCTCCCGTCGTTGGAGCGCGCCTTCGACGTGGCCGTGTCCCGTGGGGTCCTGCCCGAAGTGGCAGCCATGCTCCGCGAGGCCAACGCTCTTCACGACTCATGACGTACGGACAAGGCATCGTCATCGGGTTCTTCGTTGGCGTCAGCGTCTCGTTCGCAATCGTGTCGCTGCTCGCGACGGTTCTGCTGTGAGCGGCTTCGACGCGCCGCAGCGAACCCTGCGCATCCTCGACTTCGACATCGAGAACCGGCCGCTATCGTACTGGGTGCCTGACCGGCCTAGCGCCGAGGTCACCAGCATCGCGTGGATGGTGGCTGGCGAGCACGACACCCTCCGGGTCGTGGGGTTGGCGCCGCCCTGCTGGCACAAGGGCCACGAGTTGAAGTGCCCGGACATGCCGCCGTTCCTCATGGCGATGCCCGACCTGCTCGAAGAGTTCCGGGCCGACTACGACCGGGCCGACATGGTCACGGGCCACTACATCATCATGCACGACCTTCCCATCGTGAACGCCATGCTGTACGAGCAGCGCATGCCCCTCCTCGGGGACAAACTGGCGAGCGACACCAAGTTGCACATGTTCAGCAAGAAGGACCTCCCAGCAACTCAGGAGTACCTGCTCGAACTACTCGACGTCCGCTGCCCACTGGGTATGACGTTGGAGAAGTTCCATATGACCCAGCCGAAGTGGCGCGAGGCGAACCGCCTGAGCCCCGTCGGAGTCGAGTTGACCGTGCGTCGAGTGACGTCCGACGTCCATGCCCACTCTCACATGCGTGAGGCAATGCTCGACCAAGGTTGGCTGTCCGGCCCGAAGGTCTGGCGCTCGGGTGGTGAGGACGTTGTCGCAGGACGCGCCGCGACCGGCGAGTCCAAGTGACGCGGTCGCCTCTAACGGAGGCGGCGGGCGACTACCTGAGCCGGGGGCTCGCGGTCATCGCCCTGACCGGGAAGACGCCGAACGTCCAGAAGCACCGACGTGGGCTGTACGACGCCCTTCGCGGGGAACCGGAGACAGAGGCCGACTGGGAGTTCATCGAGTCCTTCATGGACCATCGAGCAACCACCGGCATCGGCATCCTCACAGGTGAACCGTACGTGGTCGTGGACATCGACGGTGAAGAGGGTGCCATTCAGTGGCGCGACCTCGCCGGAGACGCCCACATGCCCGACCGATGGGTCGCGAAGACCGGCCGAGGGCTCCATCTGTGGTTCGCACCGAGTACAGACCTGCTCGTGCCGTCCGGCGAGGGGTTCGTAGGCCCCGGCACCCTCAAACTGGGGCCGAAACTCGACCTGAAAGGCTACGGCGGGTACGTGGCAGCGCCCCCGAGCGCCCACCCGGACGGTCACACGTACGAATGGCTGCTCCCGCCGGGTGAAGACCCGCCCATCGAGGCACCTGAGCCCCTCCTGAAGGAGGTTCGGGACCACCTGTTCGACCTGAAGCAGGCGATGGCGGCCAAGGCCATCCGAAACAAGGCGTGGGGACCCAAGTACAAGCCCGGCGACCACGTTTACTACGCTCAACCGGGCCATGACAGCCTCATCAAGGGCATGAAAGAGGCCCAAGAGGGCAACCGGAACGCCTATCTGCACTGGGCAGCCGCTACACTGAGCGAAGAGGGCGGTCAGGAAGAGGACTTCGAGGCCCTGTTTGCTGCAGCGACCGCCAACGGCCTGCTGAAGGAAGAGTCCATTCGCACAATCAAGTCCGCACGGAGGGGTCATGGCTGAGGAAGACCTCGAAGACGCCGAAGAGACGAACGTCGGCAACGGACCGGAGGACTACAGGCAGGCCGAGTGGCTCGCGCAGCGTCTAGACGACACGTGGAAGTTCGACCACACCGCCGGGCAGTGGCATCACTTCGACGGCACCCGCTGGGCGCCCGACAAGACCAAGCAGGCACACAAAGCCATCCACAACGTCGTCCTGAAGGCCCTCGGCAAGGATCGAGTGGCTGAGTCGGAGCAGAAGCGCCTCTTCGCGCTGCTGCAGTGGCCCGCGCAGGAGCGCGCCCTGAAGGCGCTGTCCACGTTCAAGGACTACGGCACCGACGGCGACGAGTGGGACACCGACGTCAACCTCATGGGCACTCCGAGCGGCGTGATCGACCTGCGCAAGAACTCCCTGATCCCGGCGACGCCCGAGCAGAACGTCACGAAGACGACGAAGGTCGCGTTCAGCCCCATCACCGGTCCTGACGACATGGATCGGGTGGCGCCGGTCTTCATGCGGGTCATGAGGGAGTGGATGAGCGGTGACGAGGACATGGTGTACTGGCTCCTCTTCTGGTACGGGGCCAGCCTCTTCGGCATGAGCCCGGAGGAGAAGTTCCTGCTCATGACCGGCATCGGTCGGAACGGCAAGGGCGCTCTGAAGGAGTCCGTCATCTTCTCGTGCGGCGACTACGCCGACGAACTCGACCCGAGCCTGTACATGCGCTCGAAGCACGGCGGTGCCCGGTCGAACGAGGCCCGTGCGGACCTCATCAAGTTGAAGGGCCTGCGCATCACCTTCTTCAGCGAGCCCGGCGGTGGCGTGTTCAACGAGGAACTGCTGAAGGCCCACACCGGCAACGACCGGATCGCCGCCCGAGCCCTGTACTCGAACAACATCCAGACGTGGGAGGCCACCCACAGCATCAACTTCCTGACGAACGAACTGCCGAGCATCGAGGACGTCGGGCCGTCTATGGGCGAGCGGGTGATGGTGGCCGACTTCCGCAACGCCTATGAGGGCGCCGCCATGGACACTAGCCTGAAGGGCCGAGGCGGCAAACTCTGGCAGGAGCGCGAGGGCATCCTCTCGATCCTCGTGTGGGCCGCGAGCATCTGGTACAGCCGGTGGAGCAGCGGCAAGGGCGGTCTGATCCTGCCCGAGCGGGTGAAGGAGCAGTCGAAGGCGTTCATGGAGCGCAACGACCCCATCGCGAACTGGCTGAACGACCGCGCCGAGCGCGACAAGGACGGCCGGGTGATGTCTCAGGTCGCCTACGACAACTACCTGCAGTGGCACACGTCGTCCGGCGCCCCCGGCGACCCGATGTCGCAGGTCCGGTTCGCCATGCTCCTGCAGAAGAAGGGCTTCGAGAAGAGCCGGACCAAGTTCGGCGCCCAGTGGCACGGCGTCCGACTCCTCGGGGCCATGGCGCTAGCCGAGAGAGGCGCTGACGAGGACGAGGAGCCGTGAGCAAGAAAGTCGCCGGGGCCTCCCCTTCGGGTCGGCCCGAGCCATGCTCGAACTGCGGCGTCCGACACCGCACGATCACGGCAGAGCAGTGCGAGGACCGCTCGATGTCCGAGAAGACCCTTCAGGACAGGGTCATCGGCCGCGCCAAGCGCCGAGGCTACACGGTCGCACACGCTGGTCGGGGCTGGGTCGGAGACGCCGAGACGGGCCAGTGGATCACGCCGATGGCGAAGGGCTGGCCGGACCTGACGCTCGCGAAGGAGGGCCACTCCCTCATCTTCATCGAGTTCAAGCGCGAGGAGGGCGTCGTCGAGGACGACCAGTGGCGCTGGCTGCGCCTGCTCAACCAGACGGGCAACTATGCTATCGTTGTGAGGCCCAGCGACCTACGCTCGGGTAAGGTGACAGCCGTCCTCAACCAAGGAGCCCCGCTTGCCAGCCGGTAGGTGCCTGATCTGCGACAATCCGCCCCTGCGTTCGTTCGTCGATGACGCCCTGAACCGGGGGTTCACCAATGTCGGTATCAGCGCGAGCGTTGACAAGATGGGTGGCAAACTCGATCAAGACGTGGTCGGTCGCCACAAGAACCGCCACTGGGTCAAGCCGGTGGACCCCGACAAGCCGCAGCACACCCCACGTGACCTCGCGATCATCATGCGCGACAAGGTGGTTGAGGCGGTCGAGGACCTAGACGCGAACGCGCTCCTGTTCATGGGCAAGGAACTGGCCCCGATGGTAGGCAAGGGCCTGCAGGCACAGGCGATCCTCGACAAGCGTGACGCCACCAACAAGAAACTCGGCATCGCCGCCGGAGCCCTCTCGCTTCAGGCGTGGCTGGCTGGCCTGCGCGATGCTCCGACCCCTCCCGAACTCGATGACGGCAACACCTTCGAGGGCACGGCCGTGGAGGTCGAGTGAAACTGAAGCGGTTCGAGTACCGCAAGTTGTCGTGGGCCGAGCAGGACTGGGTCCTCGTCAAGTACTTCGGCCTGTCGCAGGATGGGCTCGAAGCGGCTCGCGACTTCCGGGCGTTCGCCCGCCACGCCATGGGCCTCGACGTTCACGTCGGGCAGTTGGCCTTCGCTGCCGCCGTCCTGTTGCGCCACCCGTCTAGCCCGTTCACCGCGAAGTTCCTGACGCTCATGCTGACGTCTGGCAACCGGGCAGGCAAGACGTCGCTGCTGGCGCTCATCATCATCTACTCCTGCCTGCGTAAGTTGAACCGGCCTATCCCCTCGAACGAGGAGGAGGCGGCCCGCTGGCTGAAGATGGAGTACCACGCCTACCACTTCGGCATCAGCCAAGAGGTCGCCGACCTCGTCTTCAACGACATCGTCCGCATCCTGTCCGGGCTCCACGAGGGCCAGCAGGGGCGCGGCTGCCCTCTGACGAAGGACCGCTCCATCGCGGTATGGGACCTGAAGGAGTACGGCGACTACCGCTGGATCAGGTTCACCGCTGAGGTCGGCGGCGCCGAGGTCCACTTCAGGACGACCGGCGAGAAGGCCCTCGGGTCGCTGGGCAAGGACATGCACCTGCTGTCCTTCGACGAGGCGGGGTTGGAGAAGAACCTCGACTTCCTCATCAAGGAGGTCTTCGGCTTCCGGCGCCTCGGCACCGGCGGCCAGTTGCTCATGGCGTCCACGCCGTCCGAGACGCTGGGCACGGTCTTCGGCGACAACTGGGAGCAGGGCAACCCGGCCAGCAACGACAGACTGCCGTCGTGGTTCTCGATGCGGATGAGCACCCGGGACAACGTGGGCTACGGCCTGACCTACGACATGTTCGTCCGCCTGACTGCCGACATGGACGAGCGCACGATCAAGCAGAACGTGGACGGCTTCTTCCTGCAGACCTCGGCCGCCTACTTCAACGGCGAGAACGTCGAGGACATCTTCGACGAGCGGCTTCCCGAGACGAGCGGCGTCCAGAAGGGCGGCCTCTACCTGCAAGGCGTGGACCCGGCCAAGTCACAGGACTCGGCATGGGCCATCTGCCTGAAGGTGGTCCCGAACAAGCAGGACCCGACCCGGCCGATGCTGGTTGGTGTCCACGCCGAGAAGCGGTCGGGTCAGAAGAGCACCGAGAGCGTGGTCAACATGGTCGCGGACGGCTTCAATCGCTACGACAACCCGCGCCTGAAGGCGTCATGTTACACTGCAACTGACGCCACGGGTTTCGGCGGCAAGATGTTCCGTGAGGCTCTTGACTTCGAGGTCCCGAACGTCACGAACGTTGAGTTCGGCGGCACGGCGCAGAAGAAGAAGCGCCTGCTGGGCGATCTTCGCACACTAATCGACGAGGGCAGGCTCATCCTGCCTCGCACGGGCATCTGGTTGTTGGTCCGGCGGCAACTACTGGGGTACAAGTTGGAGGACAGGGGCATCGAACAGGACGCGGTCATGGCACTCGTTTGCGCCGTGCATCTGCTCCGTCGAACCTCTGACGGCTCTGAAGTGACCGGCGACTTCGACCTCTTTGGGATGTATCAGGATGACCACGAGAAGCGCGACCTCGACAACTGGCTCCGGCCGGTGAGGGGATAATGGCGGGCTCGGCCGACTACAACGGCCCCTTCGCAAACATGACGCTCGTCCGGGGCGTCCGACTGGCGTCCGACGAGACGACGAAGGAACTGCTCACCAAACTCCTCATCCGGGTCAAGGGCGTCGAACTCGATCACGCGATATTCCGCGAGTGGTGCGACCGCGCTGACGGGCTGTACTATGCCGCCACCGTCAATGAGAAGTCCGGTGCGGACCTGTGGCCGGAGCACGAGAGCGCCAAGGTCAACGGCCGACAGCACGTCTCCGTCAACCTGCCTGCCGCCTACGTGGACATCCCGGCCGCACTGCAGGCCGTCGAACCCATCGAGGACATCCTCGCCACCGACAACACCGACGAGGCCCGCGACGCAGCGAGCGCCGTCGAGCGCCTGTACACGGCATGGAAGCGGACCGAAGACTTCGAGTTGAAGTTCGGCAAGGCGACCACGGTCAAGGGCCTGTACGGTCGGACCGCCGCCCGCGTCTACTGGGACCCTCTCGCCGAGGACGGCCACGGTCGCCCGTGCGTTGAGGTAATCCAACAGCCCCGGAACCTCTACTTCGGCTGGAAGAACGACAACTTCGACGAACTCGAATGGGCCGCCTTCCGCATGTTCTACGAGCCCAATGCCCTGACCGAGCAGTTCGGCGTCGAGGTAAGCCCCGGCAAGGACGGGAACGATAACGTGCCCATGGTGTTCCAGTCCTCGTGGGACGACATCCCCTCGAAGACGATCAACGTCATGCAGGGCGCCAAGGTCGAAGTGTGGGACTACTGGTACCGCGAGGCCGAGTGGTACAAGGGCAAGTTCAAGCGCATGAAGACGATGAACTACGTCGTCGCCGGGAATGTCATCATCCGCCAGCCCACCGAGTATCCCGAGTACAAGGGCACTCTGCCGTACGTCCCGCTGTTCAACACGTTCGTCCCCGGTATGCCCGGCGGACGCCCTGACCTGTACGACATCGAGCCCCTCCTTCGCGAGGAAATGGAGGCCGTAACTCGCGGCAGCCAGATGATCGCCAACGTCACGCGTGGTGACTCCTTCCAGTTGGTCGGACCCGACGCCCCGACCCGCGTGCCGACTGGCATGAAGCCTGTCGTCGGAGGCGTGATCGCCCCGGGACCCGGCAACCGGATCGAGGTCATCACTCCGTTCATCGCCCAGTTCCAGTTGGAGCAGTACCTCGGCCGGATCGACCGGCTGAAGGCGGCCGTCTCGGGCCTGAACGACCTCCTGCTGGGACTCGCCCCGGCGCAGGTCCTGTCGTCCTCGAAGGCCATCAACGCCTTGATCGCGAACTACGAGAGCCGCATCAGCATCCGACGCAAGTTGCTGTACACGTGGCGCCGCAAGGTGTGGGAACTCGCCCTCTCCGTGTACGCTCAGAAGAACTCCGACGTGAAGGCCCTCGTCGCCCGTGGCGGCGGCTTCTTGGAGATTACGGACCCGTCCCTGTCGCCGCGTGACGACATGGAGACGATGCAGCGCGCCATCAACGCCATGAACAACAAGTTGTGGTCGCAGCGCACGGCCATGAACATCGTCGGTATCGACGACCCCGAGACGGAGCAGGACCTCATCCGTGAGGAGCGCACCGACGCCACTCTCTTCCCGGCAGACGTGCAGGTCATGGCCCAGTTGATGGCGGCCCTTCAGTCCCTCAACCTGCAGGCACCGGCCGGTGCTACCGCTCAGGCTCAGGGACAGGTCGCCTCCGGTCAGGACGCCCTCCGTCAGGCTCTCGGCGGCCAGCAGAACTCGACCGGCATGCAGAGCCCGGACACGCAGGCCATGCCGCCCGCGATCCCCGGAGCCCCGGCCGAGGCGCAGCCCGCCAACGCCAGTGGCGCTCCGCTCGTCACGCCGCCCGACAACCAGCCGGTCATGCAGGGCATGATCCAGAACGGCACCGCCAAGGGCCGCATCATGACGCAGCAGAAGTTGGGTCGGCGCTAGTGCTGACTCGACGTCGAGTCAGCAATGGCTCGTAGCGGTAGGTTCGGCCGAGCACCCCGTACGGCGCCGAGCCTGACCTCGACCCTCATCGCCATCGCTCGCGAGTACCAGCAGACCCGCGACAACAACATCATGGACGCTTGGCAGAAGGGCGGCACCTTCGAGGGCAAGAAGGTCACCGACGACCTCGTGCTGGCCCACTGGAAGGAGCGCATGAACGGCGTCTCCGTGGACGACCCGCTCCATGACACGTACCAGAACGCCGTCACGAACCTCGACTACACCATCCACGAGTCGAAGATGACCGCGTCGTACGCCCTGAAGAAGACGAGCGACAGTCAGATGGTGGCGTTCTACCTCGGCTGGTCGAAGAAGGTCCCGAAGGACAGCGAGTTCTACCGCGTCCTGCAGCGCGACGCCGGGCAGTACATGCGGTCCGCGAAGAACGTCTCTCAGGCAGCCATCGAGGCGGCCAAGGAGAAGAAGTATCAGGACCAGCAGTCCGAGACGTCGAAGAAGTACGAGGCCGCCGGGTCGTTCCTGACGGACACCATGCGCCGCCTCAACCAGTCCGGCTACGCCGACGGCGGTATCGTCAACACCATCGAGGCCCCCGACAAGTCCACGGACTCGGCCGGGCAGGACCTGACGTCCTTCGACCCGAGCGACCCGGAGGTCAGCATGAAGTTGCTGGCGCTCCTAACGCCCTACACCGGAGCACAGGACCCGCGAGTCGGCAAGCCCGGTACCATCGGCGAGGGCTCCTTCGGCGCGAACGGAGCGGTCCTCTACCACAGCGACAGCATCGACAAGAAGACCGGCAAGCCCAAGGCCGTCACCGGCGCCGACATCCTCGCCCAGTTGACCAAGTACGACCCGTCGTACAAGCCGGGCCAGCCCGTTGACGTCCCGTACCTGACCGGCTTGCTCGACCGACAGAACACCGGCCTGCAGGAGCGGATTGACCGCGCCAACAAGACCGGCCACATGACCGACGCCGCCAACCTGACGAAGGAGAAGGGCTACATCGCCAACCTCACCCGGCAGGTCGCGGCATGGCCCATCGAGAAGGTGTATCAGGACCTGAAGCAGACGTGGGAGGCCGAGAAGAACGACCCGACGATCAGCCCGCAGGCCCTCACCAAGGCGTGGTCGTCCTACCAGCAGGGCCTCTATGGGCTAGCCAAGGACCCGCGCATCGCCTCGAACGACAACATGCGTACCCGGCTGACGGCCGAGGCCAACGGCGACGACAGCACGCCCACTCTCGGCGAGTCGTTCACCGGGCAGGACGTCAACATGACCGGCTTCCGCTCGAAGGACACTGCCACAACGCAGGGCACCATCAAGCAGGCGCAGGACCAGATCGAGGCCGTCACGAAGAGCATGGAACTGCCGCCCACTGACCCGAGCAAGGTCGTCTGGACGTACGGCACGACCAAGGATGACGGCACCTTCGTCCCGAGCCCGAACGGTACCGAGATTGGCACCGCCACGATGCAGGACGTCAACTCGTCTGGCCTCATGCCTCAGACCGTCACCATCCCCGACGCTCGCGGTGGGGCTGGTATCCAGATGGTGGTCACCGCCGTTCCGGTCAAGGGCGTCGCCAAGGACCCGGTCACCGGCAAGGACCTCGCGCCGACGAACGACCAGCCCATCGCCTACGCCTACAACTTCCCGCAGGGCGGGCAGAACGGCCTTCGCTACGGATACCTGACCAAGGACCCGGCCGACCCGACGAAGTCTGTCATGAACTTCTCCGACGAGAAGAACCCGCCGTGGAACGACAAGTTGACGGCGACCCCGTCCTCGTCCGGCGGCAACCACTACGAGGTTGACTTCAGCCCGCTCATCCCGACCGCGCCCTCGACCAGTGGCGGGGCTCCGGGCTCGCTGCAGTTGAACGTTGACACGCACAAGGCTGGCGCCATCGCCGACCTGCCCGGCTTCAACGTGGCCGATGTCCCGAACCCGAGCGCGCAGAACCCGCATCCGGTCGGCACGCTGGTCTTCGACCCGTACGGCGCGTCTCGCGCGAGCGACGTCGAGCGCAACTCCCTCGGCGGCACCGATCCGGCTACGGACTTCATCAGCCTCACGGTCGCGAACCTCATGACCACAGAGGACGGACGTGGAGTCATGCGTACCCTCGACCAGCACCCCGAGTTCAAGGGGCAGGTCACGTTCGACAACAACACCTACGCTGGCGTGCAAGTGGACGAGAAGGGCGTCGTCATCAACCCCGGCAACCCCGCCAAGTTGGCGCAGACCGCCCAGCAGACCAGCCTCGCAACCAGCGCGAAGTCGTTCACTGACTTCGTCGAGGGTGCAGCGAAGACGTGGCAGCGCATGACCACCGGCTCCCCGTACCCGGGCAGCACTCCCACGACCCCGGGCATGACCGGCCTGCAGGAGACGCCTCTCGGCAAACTCGCCACGGACCTCGTGAAGGGAACCCCGTTCGAGGCCATCGGCGCACACCTGTTCGGTGGTACTCTTACAGCGAAGCCGCCGGAGACGCCTGACAGCAAGGCAACGCTCCTCATCAACGCGGCGAAGTCCATCACGGTTCCGAAGGTTCCCGAGGTCAAGACGGTGACGACACACGACCAGACGACAGGCCCGAGCGGCGGCGCGACCTCTGCACAGAACTACGTGCAGCCGCAACCTCAGCCCCAGCCGACCTCGGGTGGTGGCGGCGGCGCCGGTCCGAAGGCTCTGTGAGCCGCTACGTCTCGGGCGGGACGTCGGCACCGTCTGGCCCGTTCTCCTCCGGCTCGACCGGAGCCCGAAAGTTCTACGACACCGGCTCGTCCGGCGGCGTCTACCAGCCGACCGCGTCCGGCGGCGGTAGTGGCGTCGCGGGCGGGCAGCCCGATGTCCAGCCCGGAGTCATTGAGGTCAACCCTCTCGATCCGGTCGAGTCTGCCAAGCAGGCCGCGACCGCGACGGGCGGGCTGCTCGACGGGCTCGGGGCCGCCCTGTTCGGACCCCACACCGGCATCCTCACCGGTGGCCTGACAGGCGCACTCGCCGATGGGACCGATCCGATTAGCGGGCTTGCCCGTGGTATCGGGGGAGTCCCCGGCGGCATCGGTGACACGCTGAAGAACGCTGGCGACATCGTCGGCGGTGGCTTGGAGCGCATCCCCGGTCAGGACACAGGTCCGCTCGACGCGCAGTACGAGCAGATGAAGAAGGACAACGCCGACTTCCGCGACTGGTTGGCTGCCAAGGATGAGGCTGGCGTCACCAACGAGCAGAAGTACGCCGGTGACAAGGGCCTGTTCGGCAGCGGGGTCCTCGGCACCGAGGAGCACTACAAGTCTCAGGCGATCCGCGACTTCGCGAAGGCCGAGAACGTCAAGGACCCTCACCTTCTGCCCGGCTCGTTCACCGCCCCGGGCTCTCTGGCCGACACCGTCACCACCATGTTCGACGGCATGGGCCTTATCGGTGCCGGGTGGCAGCGCACCCTCGGCGGCCTGAATAACCGCGCCGAGCAGGCTCGCCAGATCGGCTCCGGCGAAGCGGTCAGCACCGGCTTCCTAGGGACCGGCCTGTTCGCTGGGTCGAAGGAGGCCAGCCCCGCCGAGCAGTTGGTCGCACAGAAGATGAACCCGACTGACGGTTCCGAGCCGTGGACCTCCGATCAGGCCATGGACTTCCTCGTCGCGTCCGGCATGACGGCCCACGACTCCACTCTGACTATCGCCCTCTCCGTCGCCTCGCCGGACGTAGCCGCATCCTTCGGGATGGGTGCCCTCGCCAAGGCTGGCCTGAAGGGAGCAGAGGTCGCGGCCGGTGCAGAGCGCGCCGCACAACTGGCTGAAGAGGCCAACGCCGCCGTCAAGGCTGCAGAAGAGGCTGTGGGCCTCGCAAAGACCGCCAAGGCCACTCGGGTCGCCTCGAAGGCGTTGGACGCCGCCAAGGCCACAGCAGTCGAGCGTGAGGCGGCCGTGACGTCGTATCAGGGCTACCGGACCGGACAGACCATCAATCGCCTCAACGTCGTTGACCGAGCGTTCCAAGGCAGCGAGCGAGCCCAGCGGTTCGTCACCGCCTTCGGGCAGACGTACACCGGGCTCGAAGGTACCTACCTCGGCCGTGCCTCGAAGATGGCCCGGTACCTCATCGACCCGCTCCACGGCATCGACCTGCACATGCCCGGCAACGCCCGGATGGTGGACCTGTACTCGGACACCCTTCAGAAGACCCTGCACACGACGATGAACCCCATCGAGGGCATGAAGAACTTCGACGACCTGCTCGAACTCGACAAGACCGGCCGACTCGCCAGCGAGTACGCCGACGCCCTCGGTACTGGGATGACGAACCGTGGCCGTGAGGGCATCCTCTCCCTGCATCAGGCGTCCTCCATCGACCGGGGTCTGGCTGGTGCCCTGCAGACCGCCGAGGGTGCCGCCCGTCGCGAGGACGTCATCGCCGACGCTGCCAAGCACATGCGGATGAAGGACCTCGTTGGCTGGGTGAAGGACGACATCGTTCGCAACATCGTCAAGCAGGACGAGCACTGGACCGAGGCCGAGCACCTGAAACTCGCCCGCAAGTTGGAGTCCATGTTCGGTCTGCGAACGGCCGAGCAGTGGATGGAACTCCTGCCGAAGATGTCGAAGGAGCGCAAGTCCCTCCTCGACTTCGCCTACTACGCCCACGCGAACAAGGTCCTGCTCGACTCGACCAGTCTCGCGAAGGCAGAGGGCCACGCCGCCGCCGCCGCGTTCGACCTCGACAAGGTCGTCCTGCTCTCCTCGAAGACCCTCACCCGGGTCGGGGCTGGCAGCGTCCTCTCGAAGTTGAAGGCCGCTAAGAGCACGAAGAAGGCTCTCGGGATCGCCCGCGAATGGCAGGAGCGGTACCCCGAACTCGCCTACATCACCATGGACTCTGCGAACGGGGCCAAGTCCGTCCAGCGACTCATCCGCCACATCGAGGACCACATGGAGTCCTTCCCGATGCAGTTCCTCGACGACGAGTTGAAGACCCTGCCGGACGACCTGCAGGACCTGCACAAGACCTTCGCGGGTCAGTACCAGTTGGGCTTCCGTCCCCGCGAGGAGTTCCTGTGGGGGATCGAGCGAGCCAACGAGCAGGGCGGCAAGTACATCGGCAAGACCGCGCCATGGGCTGACCACGTAGCCAACGGCGCCAAGGGCTACCGCCCCGGCATCGACCTGCCCCGCAACATCGCTGGCCTTCCGATCATTGGCGTCGCTGCCACTAAGGCGGCGAAGATGGTTGACTTCGTGGCGGCCGGGTCCTCGATGCTCCGCGCTCAGGTCACCGGCGCACAGGTCCACGAGATTGCCCGGCAGCGGTTCGTCAGCATCGCGAGTCACAGCGCCTACAAGGAGTTCGGCCTGTCTGAGCACGTGGCGAACAAGTGGTGGGACCGTCTACAGGAGTACACCCGGGAGCATCAGGGATACAGCGGCCCGCGAGGCTTCGGCAAGGGTGACCTGTTCAAGGCCATCAAGGACGAGGGCCTCGTTCCCGCGACCATGTTGAACGGAGCCGGTGCGCTACAGGAGGCCGACGTCCTGCGTCTGGTCCTCAATGCCTACGACGGCGACATGCGCTTCATCGGGCTCACTCAGAAGTTGTCCGGGCGTGTGAAGACCATGCTGTCGGCCGCCACCGGGTACCAGTCGAACTTCGCGGGGCAGATCGCCGAGCATGCGTGGCCGACGGTCAAGTTCCGCTATAACCCCATCTTCCAGTTGCAGGAGAAGGTAGAGCCTTGGGTCCTGAACACCCAGCGCGGCATCAGCACCCCCTTCCTGACCGACACCCTGTCCGAGGCTGACAAGGCCACGGAGCGCCTGCTCGGTCGCATGACGGACAACAGCCTCATCCGGGCAGCCGACCTCGATCAGGCCGAGTACACGGCTCAGATGCTCATGGGCGACCGCGTCAAGGGCCTGTGGCACAACCCGACCTCCCGGCTGTCCAAGATCGCCGCTCGATCCGGGGAACTCATGGACGTTCAGGGCGTGAAGCGCATCGCCGCTCTGCGCACCTTCCGTAAGGGCCTCGGCAAGGAACTCCGCTCCGCGTGGGAAGAGGTCCAGCCGGGCGTCTGGAAGGACATGAAGGTCAACGCTGACGCCATGGCGGGCCACGTGCTCGACGAGGACGAGTTTGCGGTGCAGTTGCTCAACGAGAACCTGTTCGCGAACGACATCGTCGTCCGCCGCCTCGACAAGGCCGGGCGGATGGCGGGGCTCCCGAAGATGGAGGCCGAGTGGGGCAACGCCATCAAGACCGGCGAGTGGCACAAGCCCTCCCACATCGGCGAACTGAAGGCCCTCGACCTCGACCACGTTGCGCAGAGCATGGGCTCGTTCACCGACGGCACCGCCGTGAAGACGATGGCCGACCTCCGGCGCGTCATCGCCGGGGCCGACAAGCCCGCCGCCAAACTGAACGAGGTCAGCGACTTTCTGCGGCGGCTGGGCGCGGACAAGGACTACATCGGCCGCGTCGAGAACAGCCTGACGTTCTCGTGGACCGGCTTCTGGAAGGAAGCGGAGAAGCGGTACAACCTGTCCTTCGAGGAGTCCAAGGGGCTGCAGGACCTCATGGGCGGCTGGGCCGACCTTCGAGGCATGACCCCGGTGGACTTCATGTCGCAGGTCTTCGACCCCGGGATCATCGACGGCACGGAGGGCCTGCTCGGCTCGCTCGACGGCCCGCTGAAGATGCTCCGCAAGAACAAGGTCGGCGAGACGGTCGGACGTGGTCGCTCACGGTTGGCTGCTCCGGCTGCCAACACGGCGAAGCGCGAAGACCTCGTGCGTCAGATGTCGGCCGTCTTCAGCCAGCACCTTGACCCCTCGGCCAAGCGCGCCCTGCTCATGGAGTTCCGCCCGGAACTGACGAAGGCGGTCAAGAAGGGCGACGTGCGGCTGCACCAGAAGGACATCAAGGCCATGTGGGACGCCGACGCTGAGGGGCAGTTGGCAGACCGTATCCTCGGGTACATGGACGGCAAGTACGGCACCGGTGCCCACGATGTCCTGACCGACTCGACTCGCGGCGTCGAGGCCCTGCGTAACGGCGCCAACAAGTACCTTCGCGACAAGGGCGTGACGCCCATGGACGAGGCTCGCCACTACAAGGTGGACGAGGCCCACTACCAGACCGTCGCCGACGAGTACGGCGCGCTGCCCGAGACGCCGTTTGAGAAGACCGGTCGCCGCCCCACCACGAAGAGCCTGCACGCTGCCGACACCGACCTGAAGCCGCAGCCTGCAGGCATCGACGAACGCACGTACAAGGCGTACCAGCAGTTCGTCGTCGAGACGCGCGACCAGTTCGACTTCATGACGAAGCCCAAGTCCGAAGGGGGTATGGGCATCAAGGTCACCGTCGCGAAGGGCGACCCGTACACCGCCGACGCGCTAGGTCGCGAGGCCATGCTGAAGGACATCCGCAAGGGTGAACTCCGCGTCAAGGGGACCGACTCCGATCACCCCCTCATGACGAACGAGCAGAACACGATGTTCCGCGCCGTTCACGACGTCTTCGGCCACAGCGCCGAGGGCTTCTCGTTCGGGCCGCGCGGCGAACTGAACGCGGCGGCGAGCCACTTCAAGATGTACAGCCCCGACGCTCGCGGCGCCCTGCTCACCGAGACGCACGGTCAGACCGCCTACGTGAACTTCAGCAACGATGTCATCCCCGGCGCCGATGTCGCCAAGCCGCTCGACGCGGTGGACCCGGCGGCAGACTTCGAGGCCCGCCATCCGTTCGAGGTCCCGAAGGCCCAGCAGGTGCCATCCGGGCCAGACGTGCCCGCACAGGACTTCGCGACCGTAGACGTGGGCGCGACCCAGCACACCTACTCCCGCCGCCTTGGCGACGGCATCATGGCCCTCCCTGCGGACTTGCAGCACGCCCTGCTTCAGCCCATCGAGGACGTAATGAACCAGTTCCCCGAACTGCGCATCTTCCACATCGACGTCGTTGACTTCAGCGGTGATGCCAAGTCCCTCGACGACAACATGCTCGTCGGGCTCGGCATGAAGGAGGGCGATGCCCCCTTCGCCATCACCTTCGGCGCCGATGACGGTGAGCCGGTCATCCTGTTCAACAGCCAGTACGCCGACCCTGTCTCGTGGAAAGAGGACTGGGCTGGCGCACATACGAAGCGGAACGACTGGGGCCGCCAGTACGACACCTTCAGCCAGATTGGACCCGACGGCAAGCCCATGCAGGTCGCCCGCAATACCGAGTTCGGGGTCCCGTTCAACAACCCCGACTTCGCGACCGGGCAACTCGACATCCAGAGCGTCATGCGGCACGAGGCCGGGCACGCGTTCGACGTGGATCGCCGCCCGCAGAAACTCCGAACGCGGTCCGACGGCACCACGCCGTGGCTCGACAAGGCCGGGAACAAGGTTTACGTCCAGCACCCGCTCGCCGGGTACGAGGACTACCACAACATGATGGTCCGGTTCGAGAAGGACGTCACCGGTGGCCGCGCCCAGTTGAGCGAGTACTCCTTCAAGAGCGGCCCTGAGTTCGGCGCTGAACTCTTCAGCCTCGCCACCGACCCGAACCTCGACATGGCCGTCCTCGCGACCCGAGCGCCCGCGCTGCACGCCGTAGTCGAGGAGTTCCAGACCTTCCTGCAGAAGACCGGCGAATGGGTCAAGCCGGAGGTCAACCCACTGGCCGGGAAGACTATCCGCGAGGCCAACGCCGCCAAACGCGGGACCGTCTTCGCCCCTCAGAAGGCGGGCCTCCTGCCGCAGAAGACCATCGACGACTTCGCCCAGCAGTTCGTCGGAGTGGGCAAGCACGTCGAGTCCAACCCCGACGTCGCCCGGGTCGCCCAGCACTTCGGCAAGTGGAGCCAGAAGGCGGTCGAGAACGGCCTCCTGCAGGGCGACAACGCCATTCACGCCGGGCTCATTCAGGACATCGCTGGCATCCCCACCGGCGCCGCCGCCCCGTACAACTACACCGAGGCGATGGCCCACCAGTTGGCCGTCTCGAACATGCAGCGCAAGTGGCAGGACGCCTTCCGCCTGCAGTACTTCGCCCAGTCCCGGTCGATGCTCGAACGCTCCATCAACCACCCCATGTTCGGCCTCTACCCGGCCTCCTACATGTGGGGCAAGTTGGCCCCCGAGGTCGTCCAGTTCATCGCCAAGCGTCCGTTCGGCATCCGCACCGGTGGCGCCCTGTCCGCCATGATGCACGCCAAGTCTGAGATTGCCCTGCGCCGGGAGTACGATCCCGAGTTCGACGCACAGATCGAGAAGTTGGGCCACTCGCAGGCCATGTCCTTCCTCGGCTACATGCTGCCGACCCTGCCGTGGGACATCAGCGCCAGCGCGCCGCAGTGGATGAAGGACGTGGCCGCTCAGGGGACCGACCGTGCCAAGGCCGTCGCCTCCGGGCAGGAGCCGACCGGCTTCAGCGTCACGCAGCCCTTCGTGGACACCATCAAGAAACTGAACCCGTTGGAGACGACCGTGCCGTGGGCCGGTCGAGCCATCGACGAACTGAACGGCCCGAACACCCCGGCCGAGCAGTTGAAGAAGGCTCTCGAAGACGCACAGGCCGGGCAGGTCACCGGCGCCGAACTCGGCACGCCGCTCTACTACGTCATGCAGGAACTGCGCGACGCACTGAAGTAGACACGGTGTGGTATGCTGCACCTGCACACGGGAAGTGCTCGCCGACAGACGTCGGACAAGAAGCCCGGTACGAAAGGAACAGCCATACCATGGCAGACGACGACAAGACGACGGCTCCGGCCACCGCCACCGACCAGTCACCCGAGGGTGCTGCACCGGAGGCCCCGGACCCCGAGAAGGTCATCGCTGACCTCACGAAGCGACAGTCCGGCGCCGACAAGGCAAGGGACATCGCTATCGCGGAGCGCGACCTCCTGAAGTCACAGTACGAGGCTCTCCTCGCTGGCAAGTCCAGCGCGCAGGACCCGAATGCGACGAAGGACGAAGCGACCATCCGCGCTGAGGTCGCAAGGGAGTACGACGAGCGACTCGCTCGGGAGCGTGCCACGGACCTCGCAAAGGTCCTTGACGCACAGTTCCCGGTGGCTCGCAAGAAGTTCCCCGGCATCACCGACGCGGCGCAACTCGCCGAGTTGGAGACGGTGTTCGGAGACAGGGCTCCCGCCCCGCCGACGCCCATCGGGAATAATCCCCCGAAGGACGCAGGTGGCAGCAAGAACATCGACGACATGACCGTCGCAGAACTCCGAGCCGAACTGGACAAGCAGGCTTCGGGACTCTTCAAGGGCTAGTCGAGTCGCCAAACCATCACCGGCCACCCGGCCGGATGAATGCCCCAAGGGGCAGAAGGAACGTCTGACATGACGACCACGAATACCGGGACGACCAACTTCGACAAGACGGTCAACACCCTCATCCGCAAGACGCTCGAACAGGAGTTGCTGCCCTCGCTGCCGCACCTGAGCGACGGCCTTGGCTACATCAAGGCGACGTTCGTCAAGGGGTCGAACTCGACCATGCGGTTCCTCCGGGTCCCGCACCTGACCGTCACCACCAACTCCGGCACGGTCACCCCCGGTACCGCCCCGTGGCTCACGGAGGGTGTCGCCCCCACGGCGCAGGCTCTCTCGTTCGGCTACGAGGAGTTCACTGCCTATCAGGCAGGCCAGCGGGTCGAACTGACGGACATCGCAATCGACGAGTTCGACGTTGGCTCCGGCCTCGTGTCGGAGGCTTCGGTCCGCGTTGCCCGGCAGGCTGCCGCGACCATCGACGAGTATGTCGGCCGCATCCTTGCGGCGGGCACGTCGGTCATCTATGCCGGTGGGCAGACCGCTCGCGCCAACGTTGGCTCGACGGACACCATCACGGGCTCCCTGCTTCGGCGGGCCGCTCAGGGCATGAAGTACGACAACATCCCCATGTTCGGGGACGGGACCTTCCACGCCATCGTGGACCCGGCCGTTGTCTTCGACTTCGAGGAGGACGAGGCGCTCGGTGGCTGGAAGGCCATCAACACCTACAACCCCTCGACCGCCATCCTCGCGGGTGAACTCGGCAAGTACGCCGGTGTTCGGTTCATGGAGTCGGCGAACGCTCGCGTGTTCACTGCCGCCGGTGCCGGTTCCGCCGACGTCCACAGCACGTACATCTGCGGCCCGGACTCCTTCGCCTTCGGCGACTGGGGCAACATCACGACTCACGTCGTGCTGCCGGGTGGGCACGGTGACGAACTGGCTCAGGTCATGTCCATCGGTTGGAAGTGCCGCCTCGGCTCCTTCCTGACCGACGAGGCTGGCCCGCGCTACGTCCGCATCGAGTCCGGCGCGACCGCCATCTAGTCCAGTGGGGCTCCTTCGGGAGCCCCGATCACACTCTCGAAAGGAGCACCACATGCCGTTCACGTCAACTGCCCCGGGCACACCGCGCGGGAATGCCTCGACCCTCGACGCTGTCAAGGTCACCGCGATCAAGGCAGCCGCAGCCGCTATCGTCATCACCATGGCGACCGACGTCACGAACGGTTCGTTCGCAGCGGCTCGCGCCAAGGCCGCCCAACTCGAAGGTCTGTACGGGCAACTGTCCGCCGCCAAGGCTCCGTAACGCATGGATACGACGCGGGACATCCTGTACCGCTCGGTCCTGCTGAACGACTCCTCGGCTGAGGACAACGTCACCGGCGGTGGCGGCACAGGGACGGGGATCACCGGGAACATCCTTGACTCCTTCGACCTGTCCGACGTGGACATCATCCAGTGGAACGAGAAGCGGTCACAGGCTGACGGCAACGACGCTGGCGATGTCTTCCAAGGCATGCGGCGCATCCGCCTGTCGGGCACCTGCTACGGCCTGACTCGGGGCCTCCTGTTCGACAACCTGTTCGCCCTCCGGGCTGCGCTCAACCCTGTGCTCGCACAGCGCGAAGAGCCCCTCGATCACGGCTACCGGCCGTTCTACTTCAGCGTCCCGACCAACCGTCAGGCCGACTACCCCGCTGGCGCCATCGACCTGCTCGTCTACGCCATGCCCCGAGCCTTCCAGCAGGTCACGAACTCGGACCAGATCGGCGGCGACGACGAGGACTCCCTCGGTGTCCCGTGGCAGGCGACCCTCATCTGCAAGGACCCGGGCATCTACGGCGTTGACGCCCGCGACGTGGCCTTCACCGCCACCGCCGTCTTCGGCAGCACCACGACCGCCGCCTTCGCCACCGACCTGTTCACGACCGGCGCCGCCCACGGGCTCGCAGCCAACGACCGCATCACGTTCTCGGCCATCACCGGCAACACGAGCCTCGTCACCGGCACGGCCTACTACGTCAAGACCACGCCGCTCTCGACGACCTTCACCCTCAGCGCCACGCTGGGCGGGGCCACGTTCGACGTTGCGACCTCGAACATCACCGCCTCGACGTGGGTCAAGTCCTCGTCCGCCTCGGGAACGTGGTCGAACCGGGGCACGTACCTCGGCATCCTGAACGCCGTCATCGAGGTCGGCTCCGGGGCTGGCACCATCAGCATGACGGTCGGCGACAGCGTCTTCACCATCACCGTCCCGGCCTCCACGCACAACCGCATCATCCGCATCAAGGGCGCGGACAAGATGCTGACCTTCGAGGAGTCCTCCGTAGAGACGCCGCAGATGTCGCGCATCGTCTTCACCGGCGACACGACGTGGCCGCTGATCGACCCGGGCGACACGCCCTATAGCGTCACCTTCCACGGCATGAGCGGGGTCGTCACGGGCTCCCACATGTGGTTCTACGAGCAGTACGCGTAGGTCGTGGTACACTAGGGTCCTACGCGGGCATGTCGCCCGTATCGCCACCGGTGCAAGGATTGCGCCGAGAGGAGTAACCCATGGCCGGTACCGCCACTGCCACCGTCACGTCCCGCAAGGGTCGTGGCCTTATCCGCGTTGACGTGGACGTTGTCTGCGTCTCAGGTGCCGTCAGCGCCACCCCCATCGGCTCGTTCTTCGGCCGCCTCGTCGGAGTCATCTTCGACCCGGTCGCAGGCGCCGGTGCCACCATGACGTCCACCGCTGACGTCCTGCTCACGGACACCGCGTCCGGGGCTCCCATCCTGTCCGACCTCTCTGTGGGCGCCGCCGCGAACACGTACCGGCCGACGCAGGTCATCACCGACAACGCCGGGGCGGCCATCACCGCTGCGACGACCGCGCCGAATGTCAACCGTGACATCTACCTCGCGGGCGCCATCAGCCTCGCCATCGCCAACGCGACCACCACCGACACGGCACGCATCACGCTGCTCGTGCAGGAGGCGAACTAACCATGGCCGGTTCTGCTGTCGCGGCGCCCATCATCCGGCATCGCAACAAGGGCGTCGTTCGCATCAGCGTGGCCTGTGCCACGGACGCCACCGCCGACGGCGGGGACATCACGGAGCGCGTCATCGGTGAGGGCTACGGCCGCATCGTTGCCTGCTATTCCGACGGTGGCTTCGACGCCTCGGCGGTCATCACCATCAGCCAAGCCGCTTCGGACCCCGGGGCGACGGTTGGTGCTCCGCTGTTCACGTACACGACCGGCACGGAGGGCACGCCCGCAGGGTTCCGCCCCACCGCCAAGGTCGCAGGCGTTGACGGCACCGCCCTGACGTCCGGCGACGGTTCGGGTGGAGCGGGAACGGGCAACGACGCCAACCGCGACATCTACGTCGCGGGCAAGTTGACCATCAAGGTTGACAACATGGGCGTCTCCGAGACGGGTCTGTTCGTCGTCGTCGTTGACGAGGCCGAACTCCACGACGGAGCGGGCGTCACCAACACCTAGTCCACAGCCGCTGACTCGACATCGAGTCGGCGGCGATCACATAGCACAGGAGCAGCATGAGCACCTACGGTGAACTGAAGACCCGCATCGCCACGGTCCTACTCGACCCTGACGCGAAGACGTTCACCACGTCGCTCCTTCCCGAGGTCGCCATCGCTGGCCTCGTCGAGGTCGGCCGCATCCTCCCGGCCCAGTACACGGAGGACCTCGACCCTGTCGTGGACCAACTCCCGTACCAGTTGGGCACCGCCCTGTTCGACACCGCCGAGCCTCAGATCGAGGTCAAGCGCGTCGAAGTGTGGGACCCGACGCAGTCTCCCGACGCCCTCATCATGCAGGTGCAGGAGGCAGGCGTCGAGTGGAGCACCGCTGACTCAGGGTGGTCGCAGTGGGGCGGCATGCTCTACCTCCCGACTCGTGTCGTCCGTGGCCTGCAGGGCTACGAGGACACCTATGTCATCCGAGTGTGGGGCTACGCTCCGTACCCGACCCCGGCCACCGACGACGAGGTCCTGTCACTGACGCAGGCTGCCGAGCAGGCCGTCGTCAAGTTCGCCCGGGTCGAGGGACTCGAACTCCTCCTCGCTGACCGCGACCTGTTCACCCAGTGGCAGACCCGGAGTGGCAACTCCGACATCAGCCCGGCTGGCCTCATGAACCAGATCAGCGGCGCCCGCGCCGACTGGGACAAGTACTCGAAGCGCATCCTGCAACTCCGCACCCCGGTCTGACATGAGCCAGACCAAGGTTTGGGCCGCGAACCTCGGCAACACGGTCCGCAAGCGGCGCTCCGACGGGGCTACCTCGGGCAGCGGAAACAACCACCGCCTCTACGTCGGCTACGACGGCGGCTACGACTACGACTCGTACATCCGGTTCGCGCTCGACTGGTCCGGCGTCGGCAAGATCGTCAGCGCCATCGCGTCCTTCTACACGGACGATGGACTGGGCAACTTCGACCTTACGACGACCGAGCACCCCTACGCCGTCCTGCGGCGCCTGAAGGACTCCTTCAGCGAGGGGAACGCTCCGTCCACCGGCTTCCAGTCGGACGACTACACCACTGCTGTCGGCACCACGTCCGACCAGCGGGCCACGAACATGAACCGCGCGGCGAACGGTCTGACCTCCATCGACGTCACAGCCATGGTCGAGGACTGGGCACCAAGCAACGTCAAGCGGCGCGACGGCAAGCCGGGCGGCAAGGCGCCGAACTACGGCATCGGCCTGTTCGGCTCGACGGACGCCCACAAGAACTGGGCTGGCTGGTCCGAGGATCACACCGACTCGACCTTCCGGCCGATCATCACCCTGACCTACGAGTACGGCGTGACCGTGCCGGATGTCCCCACCAGCCTCACTCCGAGCGGAACGGTCGGATCGTTCACCGACTTCCAAGGCGCCTTCTCGGACCAGCGGACGACCGACACGCTGCGCTACAGCGAGGTCGAGGTCTACACGTCAGCGGCCACGAACGCGGGGCAGGTCGTCACCGGCGGGTCGCGACTCTACCTCGCCAAGAAGGCGGCCTCGAACACCGAGATTGAGGCCGACCGCTTCACTCACGTGCCGGATGTCCTGACCATCGTGGCTGGCACGACGTACAAGTGGCGTGCCCGGGTCTACGACAATGAGGGGCAGGTGTCCCTGTGGACCAGCCTCGTCTCGTTCAACACCACGAACACCGCCCCGAACGCGCCGACCCTGACGCCCGCCAACGCCAGCACCTTCGCCACGCTTGACGGCGTCCTGTTCAAGGGCGCCTTCACCGACGCCGATCCGGGCGACACGCTCCTCGCCTATCAGGTCCAGATGTCCGCCTACGGAGCGGCTGACTCCCACTGGGACGACGACCAGTACATCCTCTGGAACACCGGCAAGGTCTACGTCTCTGCCCTCGGTGGCACGTCGTTCTCGACGCCCTACGGCGGCGACGCACTATCGGCCTCCACGTACTACTGGCGCGCCCGAGTTTGGGACAGCAAGCAGGGCTACAGCGCGTGGGCCTACTCATCCATCGTCGTCTCCGCGAACTTCATCCCCGACCCGGCAGACACCCCGACCGCGATCCAGTTGCGTCCGAAGGCCCCGTGGCGCATCGTCATCAAGGACATGTATCAGGCGGACGGCGTCACGAAGACGGTCGGCCGTGGACCCGGTCGCACCGTGGCTGTCCTCGAAGACGCGAAGAACGTCGGCGCCTCGATCCTGTTCAACAGCCCGGGGGAACTGCACTTCACGCTCGGCAAGAAGCACCCGCAGTTGAGCGTGATCGAGCCCAAGCAGACCCACTACAGCGTCCAGTTCCGCTCCGGCGACGGCTGGCGCGAGGTCTTCGCCGGGCTCATGTGGGACTTCGACGCGACCGACACCGACATCGTCTTCTACGGCATCGACTACCTCGCCCTCCTCGACTACACCCTCGACGAGCGGTACGACGCCTCGAACCCGGACAAGGCCAGCGAGAAGGGCGGCTCGAAGTACGTCAGCGCCGGGAAGAACTCCATCCACTACATCGTCAGCGACCAGTTGACGAGGGCCAAGGGCCTGCCCAACAGCCCGGTCGGCTTCATCACCGTCGGCGCCATCGCCACGATGAACGAGACGCTGACCGTCTTCTCGACGTACAGCCCGACCCTGTCCTTCATCACCGGCCTGCTCGACAGCCACCGCGCCGGGACGGGCAAGAAGACCCGCCTGAGCGTCCGCCCGAAGACCGCTGGCGGCTACGAGTTCGTCGTGCAGGACGACCCGGGTCAGGTCCGCGACAACCTCCGGCTCCGCTACGGCGAACTGGTGCAGGGCTACCGCGTCATCCCCTTCGGCACCGAGTGGGCGTCCCGCATCAGCGCCATCGGCCGGGCCAAGGACGGGGTACAGGTCCTCTACAAGACCGCCACCGCTCCGGGCATCGACGAGGTCACGTGGGGCCGGTTCACGCAGGTCCGCCTGATCGACGGCGTCAGCGACGCGAACGACCTCATGCGCCGGACCAAGCAGGCCGCGATGAACGCTGGCAAGTTGGGCAAGTCCGTCGCGCTCGGCATCCGCACCGGCTTCCTTCAGCCGCGCGATGGGTACGACGTCTGCGACATGTTCCCCATCGACATCGAGGACGGCTCCGTCAGTACCGAGGCGTTCGGCTCGGGCTACTGGACCGCCGTCGGGATCACGTGGCAGGCCGAGGCTCAGACCGGCAAGCAGACGACCACGCTAACCTTCAGCCCCCGCGAGGACACGACGGCGCCGGACAGCGACCTCCTGACCTTGCAGCCCATCAGCCCGCAGAAGGAATGGCAGATCGGGTGGACCCCACCGAACCCCCTCCTCGCGACCTCGCTCTACTGGCTCGACCAGTCCACCGGCGTCGTGTACGTGCGCACGGATGGTATTCTGGTGGTTGACAGCACCCTTACAGGAACCGCGTAGTGGGCACCCTTCTTCACGCCGTCGCTCATGGCCTCGCCGCCAGCGATACCATCATGCTTGCGAACCTCACCGGAGGCGACGGGCTATTCGAGAACACGCTCTACTACGTGCTGGCCGCCGGGCTCACCGTTGACGACTTCGCGGTCAGCCTGACCGACGGAGGCGCAGCCGAGGTCTACACGACCAACATCACGGCCGGTAGTGTCGTGCGATCAGATACCTACGAGACGGCCGCCGATGGCGTGATGGACCCGCCGTCGGCCCTCCCGACCCCGGGCAGCCCCGTCCTGACCTCGACGACTGTGTCCGGCGTCGTCCGGCTCTTCATCGAGAACCCGACCTACACGGACGGCGACAGCCGTGTCCGGCTCGTCGAGACGCAGGTCACCCACCTGTACGATGCAGGCGTCCCCGTGTGGTCGAACGCCCTTCTCATCAGTATGGTCCCGGGCACGACCCAGTTCAGCATCCCGGCTCTCGGGCTGGTCCTCTACACGGCCCGGTCGCGGGTGCTCGACGTCTACGGCGACTACTCCCCGTATTCCGCTGAGGTCGCCATCACTACGGACGCTGGCTTCGATGCCCGGTCCCTGATCGACGGCGCTGTCACGACGACGACCATCATGGACGGCTCTATCACGACGGCCAAACTGCAGGCTCGTCAGATCACGGCCGACCTGCTGGCTGCCACCATCACGCTGACCTCGCTCCTGAAGACGGCCGACTCCGGCAAGCGGGTCGAGGTCGATGCGTTCGGCATCCGGCTCTACGACTCGACCGAGGAACTGCTCGTCAACATCCCGACGAACAGCGACCCGGTCTACGTGAAGGGGCAGGTCAACGCGTCCAGCCTCATCAGCCAGACCGCCGCCACCCTGTACGGCACGAACACCCTGCCCGGCTCGTCCGTCACGACGCTGCAGAGCGGCGTCAGCACCCCGACGAACGCCCCGACGGTAGTTGCGTCCGTTGACAGCCTTGCGTTGACTACGGTGCCCTCTGGCGTCGCCACAGCGGCAGGGATCGGGTACGACTCGACCGCCGTGTCCTACTGGGTGGCCTGCGACCCCACCGTGAGCCCGTACTACGTGGCGCAGGAGTTCAACGCCAGCACCGGCGCCCTCATTCGCAGCATCGCGGCGACCGGATCGACGACGACCGTCACGACCACGCTTGGCTCGACCTCGCACATCGCCGACACGACCGACGCGACCTCGGGCTCGACCGACAGCCACATGACCACGCCCCTGACGATGCCACGTGCTGGCACCATCACGAAGGTCAGCGTCTGGATGGCTGGCTACGGCGGCTCCTGCGCAGCCAAGGTCGGCATCTGGAACTCCTCGGGCACCGCGCTCCGCATGTCGGCAGGCTTCACCGCCGCGAGCGAGACGTTCAGCAACGGGAACGACGACAACTACAACCGGTCCCTGACCTCGGGATACGCCGCCGCGAGCGGTCAGGTCATCCACGCGGGCTTCATGCGGACCTCGTCGAGCGACGGCTTCTTCTGGTCGAAGGACGACGGCTCGGGCAAGACGACCTACTCCGGCGACGGCACGGCAGACAGCGCCACCGGCTACGGCAGCCACGACACGAACTCGAAGCCAAACATCTATATCACCTACACGTACGACGTGGACACCCGGTTGGAGACGGCCCCGAACATCGCGGTTGCGACCGACGGGACCTACGTCTACACCCTCGACACCCTCGGAGTGGTCTGGAAGTACGACCGCACCACCATGGCGCACGTCGCCCACAGCAGCGTCCAGACGGCCATCACGGGCACGAAGTCTCTGGCTGGCATGTTCTACGATGCCACCGCCACCGAACTCATCATCACCACCCTGACGGGCACCGGCGCCGGGGTCTTCCCGAAGTTCGTGCGAGTCGTGCCGAGCACGCTGGCGGTGTCGAGCACCGTGTACAGCGCGGCGGCCGGTACCTCCTACACCGGGACGACGGCCTACTGCCGTGGTGGGGCTCGCCTGAACGACCCGCTCAACGCGAGCGCAGCGACGTACTGGGTCCCGATCAACGGAGCAGTGGTCGCCTACACCTTCAGCGGAACGACCGCCACCGAGGTCAGCAACCGGACCTTCGGGTCGGCGGCCACCGTCGTCAGCGGACTCACTCACGATGGCACGGTCTTCCGTGGCTGGGCCAACACGTCAACGACGAAGGTCTGGAAGTTCTCTGCGTGGGACTTCACCACCGCGAGCGCCGTGTACTGGATCGGGTACGCGTGGTACGACTCGGTCGGCACGACCCACGAGACGGCCGTCGGCCCGCGCACGAGCATCACCGTCCGTCGTCGCGAGCGCGTGTCCGTCAACAACGCCTCCATCCCGGTCGGTGGAGCGGACGACCCCGACAAGGTGCGCGTCTACATGCTGCCCGGTGCGAGCGACTTCGTCGCCACGAACGCGTGGCTGCAGGTCACGGACGCCCTGACCTCACGCTACCTCGTTGACTACACTGCCTCCGGCACGCATGACGGGGCAGGCACAGTCTTCCCGGCGGGCACCCCGGCCGAGTTGAAGTCCGCCGTCACTGGCTGGTCCCTGAAGGGATCGGGCCAGATGCACTTCGGCGGGTCCGCCTTCCCGGCAGTTGTGGCGACCAACGACATCTGGTACCGAACTGACCTCGGCATGTGGTTCGCCTACAACGGCACGCGCTGGCTCTGCACCTGCCCGCACACGTGGTCGGCGACGATGGGAGACGCCATCCTCGTGCCCACCATCGCTGCCACCACCAACGTCGGCCGGTCGCCGGTGCCGTACCTGTACGGTGCGGCCGACATCTGGATCGACGTCGTCACCTTCCTCTGGCAGGTCGCCTCGGGCGGCACGGCGCTCGGCGCCAGCCACAAGTGGAACCTGTCCATGACCACGTTCATCGAGGGCGGGACCGCCATCAGCACGACCCCAGCGTCCTTCGACATCACGTCCGGCACGCTCGACGCTCGACACCGTCAGGAGGTTGCCGTCGCGGCCCTGCTGAACAACGGCGCCGTCAAGGTCGCGTTCGACTTCGGTGTCACCAAGACCGGTACGCCGGGCGGGCTCCGTGTCTACGGCGCCAACATCGCCTACCGCTACGTTGCCACGTGAGCAAGCCCAAGGTCACGCAGCGTGAGGTCCGGCTGGCTCGGTCCTTCCTGAAGGCCATCGGGGGCAGCCAGACCAACACCTACCTCCTGCTCGCGGTGATCGCGTGGCAGCGTGCCATGGCGAAGGCACACGACGCGTTCTGGAAGAGCCTCGCCCGCTACACGGCGAGCGCGGCCGGGTTCCGGCTGGCGCAGAAGTTGAAGGCCCGCGTCAAGGCCGACGGCCACCACTACGTCGGTGTCCTGCAGGCCCTACGTCGAGCGGCCAAGGGCGACTCGGCTCTGGCCCGGCAGGCGGTAGACTTCATCCTCGCGCTCGACAAGTCGAAGTGGGACAAGAAGCACTACGGCTACGTTCCGTACGTCGCCGGGCACTACGTGACGACGTGGGAGGACACCGGCCGGGGTTACCCCGAGCAGGTGTCGGTATGGGTGCCGGATCAGCAGGAGAACAACCCTCTGGCTGTGGCGTGGGCGGCCCTCACGAACAACCCGGGCATCCCGGCGGCTTGGTACACCGACACCGTCACTACGAAGAAGACGAGGACGATCCCGCCTCGGCCTAGCCAACCACGCAGCCTCATGCACGTTCTGCCCCGGGTCGCCTACATCCAGCCGTATGAGGCCCAGCGGTTCTACGACGCCAAGCCACACTACGGCGACAACCTCCTCATCGACGACTGATCCTCGCGGACCCGCGCGTGGTAACATACACGTATGACTGAACAGCACGAGCGACTCCTCGCTAGCGATCCGGTGGGCATGACCATGAAAGACATGCTCTTGCGCATCGACGCGCGCATGGACCGGTTCGAGCCTCGCGTCCGCGCCATCGAGGATGAGCAACTCATCGCCCGCACCGAGAGAAAGACGATCCTCGGACTGGTCGGAACACTCCGCTCCACCATCCTCGCCGCAGCCGCCCTCGGGCCGGTCATTGCTGGCGTTCTGGCGTACGCCTTTTCGTCTCACTGAGGGCCAACATGCCTCTCCGTAAGCACCACCCACTCCGGCGCTTCTACCGCGTCTTCCCGACGGTCCGCTTCATGCTCATCATCGGCGGCGGCATCGCCTTCGCTCTCGCTGCAGTCAAGGCCGAGAGCATCACCGGAACCATGCAGAACCTCGGCTGGCTCATGCTGTGCGCCACCGCGCTGTTCCTCGACCCCGAGAACCCGCCCGGCTCGGTCCACCCCGGCACCAACGAAGAGGACCCAATCTCATGAGCGTCATCCCCGGACACGTCCACATCAGCGAGCGCGAGGCAGACGGAACGTGGGAGGACTGCACGTGGGACTCCGGCTTGGAGTTCTACCGGGACGCCATCGACTCGTCCGTCCCCGCCACTCACACTGAGGCGCAGGCCCTTCGCAAGGCGTCCGGCGACACCATGACCGGAGGCTCGAACCTCGGTGACTTCCGCAAGGGCGTCGCTGCCCGGTACCACGACACGCTCCCGGCCGCCATCAGCAACAAGGGCATCCTGACCGCCCTGAAGCCGGGCTACTGCGCTGCGGTACAGGGCTCCATGTCGGCCTTTGGCCCGACCCACCGACTCTCGGTCTACGACCGGAACTTCGACGGCTCGCATCAGGTCTACCTCGCTCGCCTCCTCGACGGCACGCTCCTCTGGTGCGACCCCGAGGCCCCGACGTCTGCGGCTGTCCCCGTGGTCGTCAGCGCAGCAGAGGTCACCAAGTTCGTCGGAGCGTTCGCCGGTCAGGCCATCGTCGCCCCCATCAAGTCGCTCTCAGTCAAGGAGGGTCCCGTGGACCTCATCACCTACACCCCCGGCTACACGGCCGACGTCAAGTCGGGCAGCAACGTCCGCAGCGCCCCGCTCATCAGTGCCACCAAGTACCACGCCACCACGGCCCCGATGCCCGTTCAGGTCATCGGCACGGTCAAGGGCGACGTGGACCCGGCCAACGGCTCGAACATCTGGTACGCCCTGTTCCACGAGGGACGGGTCGAGTACACGGCCAAGGACAACGTCGTGAACATCAAGCCTGCCGCCGTTGCGGTGGACGACGGCTTCACGAAGGCCACGCAGGAGGCAGCGGTCCTCGCAGCCACCGAGGCGGGCAAGCGTCTCGGTCGTGACGAGCAGTTCACCGCCATCCTGACGACCATCGAGAAGGGCCTGCCCCGGCTGTGACCGCTCCTGCCGCTCCCGTCATCACGTTCCGGGCTGCCACTATCAGCACGCTCCGTCTGCGGTGGGCGGCAGTCGCCGGTGCGGCCACGTACAAGGTCTACAGGGCTGGCGTCTATCAGGCCACCGTCACCGATCCGGTGGCAGTGGTCCAGTGCTCAGACGGCGAGGCTCTCACGGTGACGGCGGTCAACGCTGGCGCCGAGGAGTCCGCACCCTCCAACACCATCACGGTCGGCTACATGGGCACGGCGAACTCGTTCCCACCCGGGCCGCCCCGGGGTCCGTACAACTCGAACCCCTTCGGCTAAGTCCCGAGGGTCCTCTTTCAACGGCTGGCTGGCGCCACCGGCACGAGGACTACAGGACATACGAAGAGCCCCTCCGTCACCACCTGTTGAAAGGTGGGGGAGGGGCTTCTCCGTACCCGCCGACTCGACTTCGAGTCAGCGGTTCGGCCCTACACCGGTGCGCTGGCAGCCGCGCGGACGCCTAACGCTTGTTCGGGCCTAGTGAATGGGGATGGCCTGCAGCCGGGCTCGGGTGAAGGTCTGCATGCGTCGTCCGCCGTGGGCGCAGCACACGAGGAACCGCTCGCCAGCCCCGAGGTCGTACCAGTTGGGCCAGTGGCCCTTGCTGTACCTGTGGGGCAGCCCGGCGATCCACTCGACGAGGGTCACAGGTCACCGCCGTTGTAGTTGACCCAGCCAGCCCATGCGAGGAGGTCGCTCTTCTGACGGGGGCTCAGGTCGCCACGTCCCTTGCCGTAGGTCGGCCCGTTGACCTCGCCCGTTCGCAGGGCACCCTCCACCATGACGTGGCAGAACGGGCAACGCTTCCACTCCAACCCCGAGCCGATGAGGAGAGTGGCATTGATGGACTTGTGGTCCACCGTGCATTCGGTCAGGGGATCGGGCTCTGCGAGCATGGTCAGGTGTCCTGCTTCGGGCTGTTGACATCGTACGCACCTGCCCGCCATGGACCACACGTAGGAGTGGGGTTCGAGCAGGTGCGTCATTGCTAGGTGGAGTCGCCGTCCGTCGGGACGACGTCGTTGGCCGGGGGAGCCGGGACCTCGGTGTCACCCGTGTCGGCCGCGTTCTCGACGAGAACTTCGACGGTCGGCTTCGAGTAGACGAAGTGCCGGATTGTCTCGATGACGCTGACGACGGACACGATGCCCGCCCCTGCGCTCACGAGAGCCTGTTCGGGGGTCTGGTCGGCGATGTTGCCGCTGGCCTTCGCCACGAGGTAGATGAGCACGGCGGCGCCGTACCCGATGATGCGTGCGGGCTCACCGTGGAGGATGGAGTCCGCCTTGTCGAGGATGTCAGTCGGGGTCACTGGTGACCTCGGCCTCGGTCGTCTCCGGCTCGGCGTCGAGGCCGGTGATGTCGGGGAGGTCCGCAACGGCGGCGCCGGTGGCGTCGGCGATTGCGTCCGTTACCTTCTTGCCGGAGTTCTTGCTGCGCTTCGAGCCAGCCTTCTTCTCCGACTTGGGCGCCTTGGTTTCGGCGTCGAGTTCGGGCGGCTCGGCCGGGTTCTCACCGTTCGGGCCTGTGGGGAACTGCCGGAGCGAAGAGAAGCGGTCGCTCCACTCCTGATTGCTGATGCGCTTCCCGTCAACGTAGGGCATATGCCCTCCTTTCTATGTGCCCTTGCGGGCGAGACTCTCATTGTACGACGGCGGTGCCGCCGCGAGTTGTCGGTCGAGGTTCTGCTTGAAGGACTCGCCGACTTCAGCGTGGTCGATGATGACGCAGGTGGCGATACTGTTCGTCGCTCCACGCTTGGTCTTCGAGGGCTGGTACTGCTTCACGCAGGGCCGCCCAAGGTGTCCGTGCTGGAACTGGGTCCAGTTCTCGTCGCACGCCTTTATGGTGGGGAACCGGCACCACGGCGCCCGGTTGTAGAACGGGTGGTCCAAGTCCCAGTGCTTGTGTTGCCTACGCGCCACGGTCGGCAACCCACTTCCATGCGCTCTGGTCGGGGATCACGAAGTAGCCCTTGACCTCGAAGTTGACGTGCGGGTCAGCGCAGTCGAAGGGGATGACGATGTCCGCGTTGGCCTCGCGGCAGAGACGGCCGATCACTTGCGTGAGCGGCTCCTCCTTGTTGAACTCGACTACCTCCACTGGGGGCAGTCGATGGGGTGCTCGGACTGCCCGCAGCAGGTCAGGAACCCGTTGACCCGAGTGTCCGGCGGCCATACGCCACGACTGCTCACGTTGGCGACAGCGAACCGGTTGCCGAGCAGAGCGTAGATGTCGTCGCCGTCACCGGTGCCCCACTCCTCGCTGACGACCTCGTGACCGACGGCGAAGACGCTGCCACCGAAGACGAGTTCCTCGATGTCCTCCTCTGGCACGACGGAGGTCGCCACTCGGGTCACCCTGCCAGAGGCGGGAGAGTCGCCTCTGGCAAGGATGTTCCCGATGGCGTAGTCAAGGTCGTCAATAGTGCCGTTGTTCCACAACTCGAAGTCGGCGACGATGCTGGTCTGCTCCGTCTCGCTCGGGTGCAGGTCCTCCCGGTCAACGCCCGGCCGGGTGATGCGGATGATGGTGAACCCGAGGTCGCGCAGGGCGGCAGCCTCGTTCATGAAGCGGGTGTCGTCGTTGACGGTCGGGACGTCGCCGATGCGACGGAGCCCGGCCTTCAGCCAGAACGCCTCGTCCACGTTGGCGCGCATGGCGTCGGTACCGATGCGCTGCAGCAAGTCACGGCCGGTCCGCCACTTGGCCGTGCCGTGCTCGAAGACCTTGTAGTTGGTCGCCTTGACCTCGGCGTAGTTCGCCGGGGTGATGACCTCGTAGGCCATGCTGAAGATGTCGCGCACGCCGTCGGCCCACGAGTGTCGCTCGTAGCCCCGGCGCTGCAGCAGTTGGGCGACGGTGCTCTTGCCAGAGCCCATGCGTCCCACGAGTGCGATGTTCACTTGGATGCCTCCCACGACATGGTGTACTGGCCCTTGCCGTGGTCGTAGTCAAGGTGCAGGCTGGTGGTGGACCTGTCGAGCCCGAGCGCGACGCACGACTCGATGTAGTTCCGCAGGAGGCGGTCGGCGCCGTTTGCGAAACTGGATAGAAGGTTCTCGGGCTCAATCTTGTCCGGCCCTTCGTACTGCAGGGCGACGGTGCCGCCGTAACGGCTCACGTCAACTCGGCGAGGCGGCGAAGGTACTCGACCTTGGCCTGTGCTGGCAGCCACCCGGTCACGTGGACGGGCAGCGGGGTGAGGCCCTGCGTCGAGGCCCAACCACCGGCACCGGGCATGAGCACGGCCGTCTCGTTGAGCAGGATGCGGGTGTCAGCGTCGTTGACGTCGTCCGGCAGGACCGGGTCGATGCCGAACCGCTCGGCGATGGCGAGCCAGACCGACGCCTCGATGGCCTTGTAGTCGGAGAGGTACCGCTTCAGGGGCCGGGGCACGTCCACGACATACGCCTCGGTGGCGTCGTGCAGTAGAGCGTGCAGGGCGTGCTCAGGGGCCACGATCTGGCTCATGAGGACGCAGTGCTCGGCGACCGAGTAGAAGCGGTCGATGTGCCCGCCGTAGCGGCAGAGGAGCGACAAAGCGTGGGCGATGTCCTCCGGGTCGATGTCCTCGGCGCGAGGGTCCATCGGGTAGAAGCGGCGCATGGAGTGCAGTTGCATCCAGTCCCCCCTAAGCCACGATGCGCTCTCGTCGAGCGGGTTGTTGCGTGTCACGCAGGCGTTCTCCATTCGGTCGTGGGGCTGCAACTGGGCGTCGCAGGTGCAGAGCGTCACGTCAGGACTCCTGCAGGAAGGCGATGGCGCCACGGTTGGCGCGGATGAAGTCGAGGACGAGCGGCGACATGCGGCTGACCAGCGTCTCCTCCGTGTCGTTGTCGATGTCAATGTGGGCGGTGCTGATGACGGCGTGCAGGACCTCGTGGACCAGCGTCGCCTTGTCGCGCTCCGGCCCGTTCTCGGCGTCGAGCCAGATGAGCGGCCCACCGGGCTCGAAGGTGCCGTAGCACCGGTGAAGGTGCTCGTCGGCAACGCCGTCGTCGGCGGCGATGGAGAGGTTGCGGACCTTCCCGATGCCGTGCTTCAGCCCGGCGATGCGGATGAACTTAGGCAGTCGGCGCATTGTCAGCCCCTAGGACGGCCTGAGAGGCGTCGGGAACGTCAACTGGCGCCGGTGTCCCGTCGGCAGGCTCGGCGGGCAGGGCGGCCCCTGCGTCTGGCGCTGGCGCCAACGCAGCGATGACACTGGCGGGTACCTTGTCGTTGACGGCCTCGGGGTGGGCTCGCAGGTACTCCGTCGCCTTGGCGAAGACCTCCGGGCCGCCCCGCCAGATGATGCCGGTCGCGATCAGCGCCGCCATGTCCTTCGGGTCGTTGATGTCGTAGCGGGCGACGCCGTTACCGCCGTCAGTGGGCATGCTTGCTCCTCTTGCGCAGGCGGCGGTCCGCCTTCGGGATGATGGTGGGGTTGATGACCGGCCGCTGTCGGTTGCCGTAGGCGAGGATAGTGGCGTACTGCTTGACCTGCGCTCGGCGCTCGGCCCTGTTCATGGGCTGGCGGATGGCAGCGGCCACGTTCTCGGCGGTGGAAGTCTCGTCGAGGATGACCTCGCTGACCTGCTTCTTGCGGAGGTCGGCAAGGAACTCACGGTCCTTCTCGGCCTGCGCTTCGGCGAGGGCCTGCGCCTCGGGTGGAATGGTGTCGGTCGGTCCCATGGTGTCTCTCCTGTGTGGGTTATGCCCTGCCGTCCCCGCTGGTCAGGCGGGTGTCCGAGTCCTCGGGGGCACTACGGCAGGGCGATCCGGGGCCGAAGCCCCGTGAGTTAGAGGCGACTGCGGCGACGGTCGCCGTAGAGCCAGTGGTTGAGGGCGGCCATGAGGCCGACGGTCAGGCCGATGCCGAGGATGGCACTCGCCAGTCCGTCGTCAGTCGCAGCACCCGAAGGAGCACTTGCCGTGTCCGTAGGAGGCGGTGTCAGGGCCGGTCCGGTCGAGACGCTGGGCGTCGGCGAGGAGGGTGTCGAGGTAGGTGTCGCGCTGGGACTCGGCGACTCGCTCGGGGTCGGCTCGGACGAGGGGCTGGGAGTCGAGGTCGGCGACGAGGAAGGCGTCGATGACGGCTCGGACGAAGGCTCGGAACTTGGCGAAGATGATGCTTCCTCCTCGTAGATGACGTAGTTGCTGACGTTCGGGACCTGTCCGCCCTCGTTCAGGAGGCCGGAGGCGAGGATGTAGTCCGCGAGGGTGGACGTTCCGTCTGTGACGAACGTGCCGGTGTTGCCGTTCCCGGCATGGATGCAGACGGACAGGCCAGCGTCGAGGACGATGCTGCCGTCAGAGGTCGGCGTGTTGCCGATGGTGGTGGCGCCGGGGCACTGCCCGGCGTTGGCCGACGGGGCGGCCTGAGCCGATCCGGCGAACGCCAGACCGACGACGAGGAGGACGGTCGCAACGGCCGCCCGGAATGTGTGCCGACTCATGGTCTGCTCCTACTGCTCGAACTGTTCGCAGTCGCCGATGCCGCACATGAGGTACGGCTCGCCCTTGCGAGGGGTGAGTGTGGTCAGGTTCAGGTCCCCGTGCTCGGGGCACTCCCAACCGCTGGTCGCCTCGGCGTCGCCGTCGGCTTCATTCTCTGAGCCGCCATCGTCGGCGGCCTTGAATGCGGATGCCTGAGCCGAGGCGGTCAGGCGCTTCATGCGGTCGGAGAATGACTCCCCGGTCGCCTCTTCCTCGGCGGCGATGCGAGCGTCGGCTGCCTTCTCGGCAGTGACCTTCGCCTCGACGGCGGCTTTCTTCTCGTCCACCTTTGGAGCGGACGACTCACCGACCATGGCATCGAGCCCGTCGGCGATGATGATGGCGTCAGACGCGAACTTGCGTAGGGCCTGAGCGTGGATGGTGATGGCCTCGTTCGACATGAACAGGCCGATGTCGTTCGGAAGGACCGCAGCCTGAGCGACCGTCATGCCCGTCTCGCCAGCGACCGGCGTCAACTTCGACGCCTTGGACGCTTTGCGGGACATGATGCCGTTCTCGACGATGTCCTTGGTCATGTCCTGCAGGACGCTCACAGGGTGCTCTCCTTCATGTTGGAGTACGTGATGTAGACGAGGAGCAGCGGGGCCAGCGTCACGATGACGACGGCCAGTACTGCTCCGAATACCAACATACCAGCGATGTCAAGCCAGCGCCTCATTCTTCCTCCTCGTCGAGGTCAGTGAAGCCCCCGGTGTAGTTCTCCTCGAAGAGCGCGCTCGCCCTCGGGTACTTCGCCAACAGTCGGGCGAAGGCGACGCTGCCCTCGAAGCCATGGAAGACCTCTTCCGTGAACGGGAACACATGCACACCCCAGCCTGTCGGCCGGATGTGAACGATGACGCCCTTGGTCGTGGCCTGCAGCAGTTCGGTCAGGCGGTGGTTGCGGAGCCCGTCGGCGCCGACGAACTCGCCAGCCCCGTAGGCATGGACCTGAACCACGTGGTCCGTGAACACGCCCTTGGACGTCTTCCAGTCCCCGACGGCGAGGAACCCACCGATGCGGGCCACGTCGTTGAGCGTGATTAGGTGCGCCTTCGGCACGCTGCGGATGTCCACGCCCTCGGGCAGGAACCAGATGATGGTGTCGGCACTGCCGCCGTACCCGAGAGTGAGGTTGAAGACCTGCGGCTCCCGGGCGATGATGACGAACGGGACCGTCGCCCGCATGTCGAAGTACTGGCGGACCGCGTCGCGGACGAACTCGATGTCCTCGTCCTTGACGCCGCCCGGCGCCGCTGCCTTGTCCTTGGCGGACAGGCTGTTGAACTCGGCCTCGACCCACGGCCGCTCGATGCGGTCCCAAGCGATGTTCTTCTCGATGGCAGCGTGGACGATGGTTCCACGCCGGGCAGCGATGTTACGGGGCTCGTCTGCCGTCTCGCGGAGCCACTTGCGGAGGACCGCAGCCTGCTCGACCGAGAGCGTGTCGTCCACGGCTGCCGTCAGGTACTTGCCGATGAACTCGGACGGGACCGCCTCGGGGACGTAGATGAACTGGTTCTTCAGGAAGGCCACCCGCTTGCCGGGCTTCGGCCGCTTCACGGTCCCCATGACCGTGTCGATGACGTTGTTCAACTGCCAGTTCACGAGGCCGAAGTTCTCGCCGCAGAGTTTGCGGATCGAGGTCACGGACAGGAGGTTGTAGACGTCCTCGCTGCCCGCGTCCTGCCACTGGTAGAAGCGGAAGCCGTCCCCATTGAGGGTGGCGTTGGCCGGGCCGCTCATACCGAGGTCACGCTGAGTCGGGAGAAGTCGTCATACCTCAGCCCTAGTTGGCCGTACATGAGCATGAGTTGCCATCGGACGGACCAGCGTAGGTCAAGCCACGTCTGGTACGTCTTACGTCGCCGACGATTGGCCCCACGAAGGGCCTCGGAGTAGCGGGCACCGTTGTCAGGAATGCAGCCCGGGAAGGCGCGCTCGTGTTGCCACCGGATGTGGTCGCCCCAGCCGAAGGGCGTATGGTCCCGCTGCGTGCAGCGAGGGCTACTCACGCTCGATGACCAGCGTCGCCATGACCGTTCGCGGCGACGGGATGTCGTACTGGATGTCTTCGAGGTCCCAGTCGTAGCCGGTGACCCGGTACTTCGAGGCGGTGTCGTCCAACTTGCGGGCGGCCTGTGCCATGGCGACGCGGATGTCGCTTTCGAGCATCTGTCCCTGCAGGAGGAAGTCGATGCCCTTCTCGGGGTGCTCCTTGTCCTTCAGGTACTCGGGCAGCGGGATTAGCACGAGCAGGTGGCGCCGACGGACGACACCGTAGCCCTCGCCGCCGGTGATGACGGGAGCGACCTTCTCCGGGCCGACCTCGATGTCGTAGTTCACCGGGTCAACGACGTCCGACTCGATGACCTCGTTCTCGGGCGGCAGGGGCGCCGGGCCGATGTCGCAGACGGGCGGCTTCTCGTCCGTCATGACAGACGTCCGTCGCTGGCGAGCAGCAGGATGAGGGGGACGATGGCGAGCGGGGCCACCGGAGTGAGCACCAGCAGCGCGGCGAGAGCATAGAGCGCCACCGTTCGCACGACTGACTGACCCGCAACGACCTCGTTCAGGACGCTCTGCGCCTGTTTGACCTTCGTCGGTTCCGGCTCGGGCACGCCGTATGTCTCTGGCATTAGAAGCCCTCCATGTCGAGTTCGGGGAGTGCCGCAATGGCCTCCACGTTGTTCTGGTCATTGTACTGCAGCACGGCACGGTCGAAGAACTGCAGGGGCCACAAGTTACGGGTCCTTGGCAGGTGCGTCTTCGGGTCCGACCAGACGCCGTCGTGGCTCTGATCGGGGCAGTACTGGCGCTGATTACCGGTCAGCACGTTCATCTGTCCGTGGGATCGGTCAACGGGGCACGTGTCCCCGTCGCCGATGCCGCTCGCGGTCTTACGAGCCAACGTAGAACCACACCGCGCGGTCGGAGACGACGCGGCGCTCGTAGACGACGTACCCGATGCTCAGGGCGGTGCTTGTCACGCCGAGGGGCATGAGGTCCATTCGCCGATACGTGCCGTTGTACTCGGGCCGCAGGCAGTAGCCGGTGTTCGGGTGGGTGCCGGGCATGCGCTGGTCAGCACGACGCCACTCACGAGGAGCGAGGCCGTACAGGCGAGCGACTGCGTCAGCCGACACGAAGTGCCGGTCGCCGTCGTACCGGCTGATGACGTCGCCGCCATGAACGCAGTACCGAGACGGCGCGTCCCAGTGACTGACGACCTGTACCCGCAGGTCGGGCAGGCTCGGCACGTTGAGGCGTGTCTGGCCGTCCTTGTAGGGGAGTTGCTCGCCGTGCTTCGGGCCACCGACAGCGAGTAGCGTGAGGCCGCTCACGTTGCCGCCGGTAGGGCGCCCTTGGTGCGGGCCTTGGCGTCCGAACCCATACCCGGGATGCGCGAGCAGCCGGGCAAGTGGTCGTCCTCGGGGTGCTGGCAGTTCGGGCACAGGGTTCGGCCCTGAGCCACTGCCTGAGCCTGAACGGCGTCGAGCCCGTCCTGCCCCTTGCTGGCGACGCTGAAGCGGGCGGACACCGCACGCTCACCTTCGCCATGGGCCGAGCGGACCATGACGGCGTCACCGGCGTTCCACGCGCCCTGATTGATGGGACGAGCGGCCGGACCGGTCGGAGCCTCGGGGATGTCGAGGTCCTCGACGAAGGCTTCCGCCTCTTCGAGCGACATGCCCTTCGTCTTCATGAGTTTGAGCACGAAGGAGTCGCGGTTGCTCACGCGTTTACCTCGTGGATGTCGTCGTGGCAGACGCACTCGATGACCGGGACCATGTTGCCGTCCGGGTCCTCGATGTGGCCGTCACACTCCGGGCAGGCACCACCCTCGGCTCGCGCCTTGAACAGGTTGCACGAGTCGCAGCGGCGCTCCTCGTCTACCTGACCGCACGACGAACACTCGTACAGGCGGCCGAGGTCATTCTCGGCGCCCTCTTCGAGCAGCGCGTCGCACTCCGGGCACTTCAGCCGGGTTGCTTCGAGCGTGATGGTGATGCTCATTCGAGTTCGTCTCCGTAGGCGATGTCGGCGGGCTTGATCCCCGTCGCGGTGAGCAGGGCGGCCACGGTTGCGGCGGCTCGGCGGTTGGCTGCGGTGAGGCGGGCCATCGCCATCGCGGCGTTGACCCGTGCGGCGTATGCCTGCATGTCGAGTTCGAGGATGCCGGTGCCCTCGCCCTGCACCTTGGTTGCGACGAGGAGCCCGTAGGCTTCGTCGAGTTCAGGCGGGCTCAGTTCGGCAAGGATGGCGGTGTATGCCTCATGCCACTGACCGACCTTGTCGATGACGGTCAGGCCCCTACCAGCCACGGCGCAGGACCTTCTCGGTGTCGGGCAGGTGGTTCGCGCAGTCGTGCGGGATGGTGACGGCGTTCTGGTCCACGCCAGCCGGGATGCCGCTCGGCGCGAACCGAGCAGAGTGGACGACGCGACGCGGGGCAGCGATGACGCGGGTGTCAACGGCCATGTGCTGCGTCTCGTCCTTGGCGACGTCGTGCCCGACGCGCTTCTTGCAGTAGACCTTGTACTCGCCACCGTTGACGGGGTCGGTCCGCGTGCGGAGGAACTGGCCGCAGGGGATGTTGGCCGCCTCGTGGGGAACGTCCATGCTGCGCGTCACGACGCCGTCACTGGCGACGTTCACGGTTTCCGAGAGGAACGGGTAGGTCATGTCAAGCCCTCCAAGAGGCTGTTCGGGTTGATGGTTTCGGGTAGGGTCGGCGCATTCCGGCACGCCCAGCACTCACGCTGATGTTCGAGCAGGTCTTGCTCGCATGTCGGGCAAGCGTCGGGGACGCCGTTGCGCTCAGGCAACAGCGTCCCGTCGTACTCGCAGTCCAACGCTAGGCCGAACGGCGCGTCTTCTCGGCCTTGTAGGCGACCGCCAGCGACTGGATGTCGCCAGCGAGGTCCGTCAGTTCCTCGACGGTCAGGACCTGAAGGTTCAGGGCTTCGAGCGCGGCCTTGAACGCGGGATACGCGCTCGCGGGCTCTGCGTTGTCCTCGGCGATGAGGTCGCGGACCCGCTTGCCGGTGGCCTTCTCTTCGTCGCTGGCCTCTTCGCCGGAGTCGAGAGCGGCCTGCTTGGTCATGTACTCGACGGCGGTCTGAGGGCTGATGTCCCGACTCGACGTCGAGTCAGCGATGAACTGGCGGACCTCGGGCTCACGGAGCGCGGCCTGCTGCAGACGATACGCCGTCTGGCGGCTGAAGGCGAACTCCTGAGACGCGACCCAAGCACCGAACTCGCGGTCACCCGGAATGAGGGCACGGGCCTCGTTCAGCGCGTGGCCGATGGAGAACAGAGCGTCGTGTCCCTTGCCCGTCGCGGTGCGAATGCGCCTCGCGATGGCGTTGAGAGCCTTCGAGTTGTCCACGACGGCAACATCGGTGGCTTCCGACACGACCTCGGCGTCGGTCGGCGCCTCGTCAGCGGTGATGACCTCGCCCTCGATGGCTTCGGTCGGGGTGGCTTTCTTGGTCACGATGGACCTCCTGTGATGTGGCATTGGTTGCCTATCCCCCATGCTCTCATGGCTGTCAACCCCTGTTCATTCGCCCGAACCATCGCCAGCGGATGTTCGAGCACTTCTTGCTGCAGGTCGTCCTCCACCGCTGGCCGTTGCCGCGTCGGTCGGGGAGCGGATCGCCGCAGATCGGGCAGAAGGGATGTGCGTCACGCCTCTTCGCCAGCCTCGCTGCCATGTAGGCTAGGTGCCGATGCTCACGGGAGCACGACTTCGCCCGGGGTGCTCGACCGGCGAGCGATACGCCGCACCAGTCACAGACCCGGCTGTTGAGCCGGGCGATCTTCTGAGCAGCACCGCCCGCCTGCGTACCACGCAGACGGGCCTCGTCCTGCCCTCGAAGGTGTAGACCCACTCAGGCGACTCTACGACACATTTGCTTGACAGTCGTGGTCACCGACCAGCCACGCTTGGTCGCGTTGGCCCTCATGTACTTTCGCACGGCGCGCTCGTTTGCACCGGCGTACCTGAGACGGTGCGCGGTGGCCTGACTGAATGGGAACTCTTCGCGACGGAGCCACTGTCCGTAGAGTGTGTCGCTCGGGAACGCCAGACGCGCCTGAGCGAGCACTCGGCCGACCTCGAACTGAGCGTCGATGCTCGCGTTCCACGTTTCGCGGATACGCGCAGCCATGCCAGCCAGTTCGGGCTCGCTGATGAGCCCCGTTCTCAGGATGACGATAGTCGTCACGGTCACCGGAGTCTCACGGGCAGGTCGGCGTCGAGCACGACCGGGTCGCGGAACGCGATAACGCTGCCGACGTCGGCGATGTAGGTGTCGCCCATGTCTGCCCCACCGAAGGTGTAGGGCGAGGACACGGAGCAGAACCACGCGGCGTACTGCTTGTCCGGGTCAGCGGTGTGCGCCTGAAGGACGCGCCACTCCCAGCCCGGCATGCGGGGGTCGGTGATGATGAGGTAGGGCTCTTCGACCTTGCGGGTCTTACCCATGCTGAGTTTCGCCACGGCTAGTACTCTCCTGCGACCCGGGGGTCGTCTTCTGAGGGCCACGGCACGCCGTTGAGCCACTCGTTGAGCCGGGCAAAGTGCCGGTCCTCTTCGCCCCATTCGTATGAGGCACGGATGGTGAACGGCCCGGTGTAGCCGCTCGCCTCGCCCCGAAGGACTTCGAGCGTCCACGTCTGGCCGCTGTCGTGGGTGTTGACCTCGACGTCAACGCCGAGTTGGGCCGCATAGGTGCGGACGGTGGCTGCTGTGTACATGTTCGTGCTCCTGTGCTACAGATCGCCCCGAAGGGCAATGCTCAGTAGTCGTCGCCGACGACTGAGACGGTGGCGTGGACGACCCGGGGGATGCTCGCCCGAATGGCCCGAATGGCGTCCTTCAGAGACACCTTGCGGTACCGCAGGTTCTCGATGACGTCGTCGAACCGGTTGATGGCCGACTGCATGGCGCTGTCGTGGTTGAGCACGACGTACGTGCCGTCAGCGAGGTTGAACGTCGCCGAACCCGTGCCCACGTCCATGTTCGTCGAGCCCGGGAACCGGTCCCGCAGCGCGTCGGCCATGATGCAGTTCTGAGTCAGCGGGTTGGCGCTGTCCTCACACTTGCCCGAGGACGTGACGACGTGCCGAGTCAGCACGTCGATGGCGATGACCTGACCCGGCCGCATTACGCGGTCGCCGTCGAGGCGGACTTCTTGGCGGCCCGGCGGGCAACCTCGGCGATGGCGACCTCGTTGCCAGCGGCAGCGGCGGCCTTCAGGTCCGCACCGGTGGCGCGGAACGGGTCGGTGATGACGGGGACGGTGGTCTTCGGCGTACGAGCCATGGATGGTGCTCCTTTCGAGCATGTGGCCTCGGTTCAGGTTCCGGGCCTATCGACAGCCTCTCACGGCTGTCAAGTGGTGTGCGACGAAGTCGCCGCGCGGGATTACCCCCGGAGGCGCTTGGATGCTGCGACGATGTCCGCGTCGGTGACGCGCCCCATGTCCTTCAGAGTGACGAGGAGGTCGGCGACCTCGAAGCACTGTCGGAAGTCGGCCATGGCTTGGGCCGAACCGACGAACGGTGCGAGCCAGTTCCACGAGGGGTTGAACACGATGCTCTGACCGACCTGATTGCCTGCCGCGTCGTACAGGTTCTCGGGCTCAGGCACGGGCACGTCCTGAGTGTTGATGACCCGAACGATGGCGCCGCTGGTCACGATGCCGTCGCCGCCCCAGCCGACGTGGCTGGCTGCGCACTGACACCGGAACACGAGACGGGTGCCCTCACGGAGGTTGAGCCCGTCAGGTCCGGTCAGGATGGGACCGAAGTAGTTGTGCTCGTTCGGCATATGGAACCCGAACGAGGCGCGAGCCTCGACGTTGCCCGACAGGCCGTCGTCGTCGGTGGTGACGAGCCAGACGGACTCGCCGGTGATGACTGCGATGCGCTTCACTTCGCGCCTCCCTTGCTGTGTGCCATGGCGGCACGGATGAACTTCAGGGTCGCCTCGTCGGCGGCGCCCTGCTTCTCGGCGATGAGCCCCTCGGTCAGGCGCTCCATGAGGGCGTGGACCTTCTCGCGGGTGCCCTTGAACCCGTACACCTGCTTGCAGATGCTGTAGGCACTCTGGCCGCGACGGTGCATGCCGTGCAGTTCGAGCGACAGGGCCGATGCCCGTGCCGCTGCCTGAAAGAACTCGACGCCGGTGGCGCTGAGTTCCGTCGGCTCGTTGGTGAAGACCATGCTCATGACTGCTCCTTCGCAGGTGGCGGGGTGAACTCGTCGGCGATGAACTTGACGGAGCGGACGCCGATCACGAGAACGGCCTCCTGACTACACCAGTTGCAGGTGTCGATGATGTTGAGGTCCGGGCAATACTGGTCCGGGTTCTGTGCCTGCCAGCAGTCCTGACAGATGTGCAGCCACCGCTGCGGGAGCGGGTTGATGCCCAGCGTCATGAGCGTCGTGCTCCCCACGCCTTGGCGAGCCGGTTCAGGTCGTTGGCCGACGCGATGGCGTCGAACTGTGCCTGCTCCTCGTCGGTGCGGGTGAAGTCGCGGAGCCTGCTGACCCGGAAGCCCTCAGCCGTGAAGGTCTGAGTGCCTCGGCGCCAGTAGCAGGTGACCACGGTGCCCTTCTCGATGATGGCGACGAGGACCTCGCCGTTGGACTGACCGTCGGACCGCTGCTCGCCGTACCGGCGGATGATGCGGGCCTCTGACTTGTCGCCGATCTTGGCGGCTTCGAGTTCAGCGATGATGGTGACCGCCTCGGGGGCAGGCATTCGGCCGAGCAACTGGGCTCGGGCATGGATGCTGACGTTCATGACGGGTTCTCCTGCAGGGCCGCAATCCACGCGTTGAAACGGGTGGTCACGTAGTTCGTGGTCTTCAGTTCATGGGCGGTGTGGTACTTGTCGGCCGATGAGGCGAGGTCGAAGATGGCATCGACCTGTGCCTGTGTCGGAGAGTGCCTGCGGCCACGGTCGCTGTCGTAGCCCTCGTAGATGCTGGTGAACGAGACGTGCAGCCAGTTCTTGGCTTCGAGCGACATCATGCCGTCGTTCGAGTCCGTGATGCGGCGGCAGGTGGCCGAGTGGCTGCCCCCGTTGTCGTTCACGAAGTAGATGTCGCCGTTCGGGGCGATCCAGCACGACGGGTCGCTGAGGATGTCCGCGCCGAGCGGGTCGAGGTCCTTGGGTGCCTTGGTAGGCACGGGATTTGTGCGTCCCGAGCGAGCACGGAACCTGCCGAGTTCGTCGCGAAGCCTCATCGGTCGTGTGCCTCCGTGCCCCATGCGGGGAGAGTGATGTCCTCGCCAGCGGCGAAGTCGAAGATGGCCTGCTGTCCGGCGTCGATGCCTGCCTGAATGGCGTCCTCGCGGGCATGAGCCCCGAAGTACTTGACAGCGTCGATGCTGACCTTGCCGTCGTGGAGCCACGTGCCCACGAAGGTCGTCTCGTACTCGCTGGCAACGGCCTTGGCGAGCCAGACGAGAGCCTCGGCTGTGACTGCCTCTGCAGGCAGGTTGGCGCCCCCGAGCCCGACGGCGTAGCCACCCGACCACGTCTGAACCAAGAGGGTTCGAGCGTCGAACGTGCAGCCACCGGCGTTCACGGTGCGGGCAAGCACTTCCTGTGCCTGCCGAAGAACGATGCGATCCATGACGGACCTCCTGCTATCCCGAGCCATTAGCGGCTCGCCGGTTGACAGCGTCTCATCCCGGGGGATGGCTGTCAAGCGGTGAGCCCCGAAGGGGCCGCACGGGATACGCGCTGGACGTCAGCGCCCGTAGTGTGCCTTGCGAGCGGCGACCCGCTCCGGGCTGTTGTAGAGAGCCTCGAACGAGGCGTGGTTCTCGGCCTCCTGCCTGATGAAGGCAGGGATGAGACGGGCACAGCCGCGCTTCTCGCATTGAGGCTTGGTGTGATCGCCATGGTCACGGAGGCAGGCGGGACTGTCCCCGGCTTCGAGGGCGCGGGAGAGGTCGGTGAGGGTGTGAATGCTGATCGTGGCGAGCCCCCAGTCGTCGTTGGATGCCCAGCCTTCGGCTGCCTTGACGAGGTTGAGGGCGGTGTCGATGCGGTTCATGCGACGGTTCCTTCCTGCAGGGCTGCCCGGATGAACTCCGGCGTACCTGCCTTGAATGAGAGGTCGTGGCGACCTCGACGATGTGTGGCGAGTCCCTCGGTCTGAGCGACGAGCCATGTGACTGCCTGCATGGTGCTCGGAGGCACGCCACGCAGGTTGGCCGCGATGTTGAAGGCGTGAGCGACCTCACCGTACTGCTTCGGACCGCTCTTGACGCGGCTCTCCTGCCCGCCGGTGGCGACGCGGATTGCCCACGTGTCAACGACCACGCTCGACTCGTCGCCGAGGATGGCGAAGACGAACGCCCTCACCTTCGGTGCAGCGGTCAGCCACACGGCTGACTCACCGGTGATGGCACGCCAGCCTGCCAGCCAGTTCCGCTTGAACGTGGTTGCCGACGGAATGGTCCGGCCTTCGGCCGCCGCCATGGCGTACGAGTAGCAGTCGAACACGTTCCAACGCCACGGGTTTCGAGGCGACAACGCGCTCAGGCAGTGGGCCACGCGCTGTGACTCGATGCCGGTCTGCTCGGCGATGAGCGTGACAATCTCACCTGCCTGCTTGTACCAGCGGGCACCTGCCTCGCGCTGAACTGGGGTCGCTGAGTCCCAGTAGCCGAGGATGTTACTGACCATGTCAGTGTGGCTGGTTGGCTTCATGTGTGCCTCCTTGGGCATGTAGATCGGCGGCGGTGAAGTCCGTCGCTCCACCGGTCGGCAACCATCGTCTCATGGCTGTCAAGCGGTGGGCCGACGGAGTCGGCCTGTGTGTGATTACGCGTCCGGGTACGGGTTGTCGAGTCCGTGCCTGACTGCCTGCCACCACCAGAAGATGGCGTTCGACAGCCGTTCCCAGCGTGTCACGACTTCACGCGGTCGGCAGGCACGCGGTTGCCGAGGGTGTGCTCGACAGGCTTGACAGCATGGTGCGTCTTGTCACCACGGCCGCCGTCAGCGACGTCGGCCTTGCGCTGTGCCTGCGCCTTGATGTAGGCACGCTGGATGTCTTCGATGGAGGCCATTGCGGTGTTCCCTTCGTGCCTTGTAGGCAGGCTATGCGAGGCGGCTGGACGGGCGGTTGGACGTGACGTAGCCACGAGTCCGAGCGTGCTTGGTGCGGATGGTCTGAGTGCGGTCCGGTGTGGTCGCTTCGGCGACGACCCTCACGAGCCCGTTGAACGCGTGGCGCTTGCCTGCCTGCTTGTGGCCGAGGGCACGAGAGCACCGGACACCAGCCTTGCTGACACGGCAGGTCTGGACCTTCGGTCGGCGTGCCTGCCTGACAGTGCGCTCGGGCTGGACGGTGTAGCGGTCGAAGGACAGAACCTCGACGCCACCTTCGGTGGACACGGAGCCGCAGGTCGGGCAGGCAACCGTCTGAGTGCTCGCCTTGACGGCGGCGACGGCGGTGAGGGTGGGACGGCATGCCGAGCGGTGACCTTCGAGCCGACCACAAGACTTCGTCTTGGTGCAGGCAGAGGATCGTGACAGGCCGGGGAGGATCGGGCGGTGACCGTTGGACTTGCGAGCCATGGTGTGGTTCCCCTTCGGGGTTCGTCCGACTCATTCGGTCGGTTGCTGCTCACCACAATCGGCCTCAGTGACGCGTTGTGCCTGCGAGGCGAAGCCGGTGCGCTCGCCGTTCCTTTCGCGCGCAGAACTGCGGGTGAAGGGGCGCGTGTCGCGCGCACTGAGAACACCGCCGACTCGACATCGAGTCAGCACGCCCTTCGCGTCGGGCTTCGCCCCGTGGGAAGGGCGTTGGTCGGCTGGCCGGTGCTGACCCGTTCAGCATGGGGATCGTGGCAGTAGGGTGCTGCTCACCGTGCCTCAGTACTGCACGTGGTGAGTGGGACAGCATGGCAGGTGGTGTGTCCGCTAGGTCGAGAGCACATGTTGCTTCGATGCAACACCATCCTCGTGCCACACCACACACAGGACTCTGTCCCACACACCGTGGCGCGCCCGGATCGGCGAAAGTCTCGGTGGCACCCCGGTACCCCGGAGGTTTCTGCGGCCCGGTGGCGGCGGCGGACATGCCGGGGACCCCTCTGACCGACCGACCACTCCTGATGGGTCCCATCGACCACAATCGAGGGGTGCTTCTGAAAGTCAGCAGGGCACGAATGAGGGCTAGGGTGACGGGTTGCCAAGCACAAAGGTGACGGGGGTGACGGCATTACCCCAGAGTAGTCAGGCTGTTTCTCGTATAGGGAGTTTCCGACTAACCCGTCATACCCGTCACAACCCGTCACCAGACCCGTCACCAAGGGATCGACTTGACCCGGGTGGTAAGGTGGGAACCAGACACCGAAACGACCGACGGCAGAGCCTCCCACCTGACCGACGCAGCCTATGAGCGAGCGTCCACCCGGGGCACCTACCGTGGTCGTCGAGGCGTCGAAACCCCTGACTCGATGTCGAGTCGGCGGGTAGCGGGTCATGGTCCACGACGGGTCCCGTGGTAGAATGTGGATACACACCGGTCAGATGGACCGGGTGAAGAAGGAGTCCGAATGGGCACTTATCAGGCCGGGTCCGGCAGCGCCGACGCCCCCAAGAACATCGAGTCGGCGGGGTATGACCTCGTCTACGTCCGAACCGAAGCCAAGACCATCGCCGGTGGCAAGTTCACGAAGAACAAGGTCGATGGCGACCCGAAACTCGAACTGACCTTCTACGTCGTGAGCAACGACGACGAGGCTCCCGGGCTCATCCTCTGGCAGGAGGGCGAGAACGAGGGCAAGCCCATCGAGGTCAACAAGTTGGTCGGCGTCGGGTTCAACACCCAGT